ACCGCCATCTGGGCCACTCGGTCGCGGATCGTCGGTATCCCGAGCGGAAGCAGATCAAGATCGCCGAGCTCCGCACGAACGGCTAATCCGTTCTCCCCTCCCACGTTGAGTGGGATTCGGGCGCCCCGTCGTCTCAGCGGCGGCGGGGCGCCTTCTCTTTCAACCCCGAATCACTGAGGTACGTGATGTCCGAAGCGATCACCGCGAGCGATCTGGACGAGCTCGAGGATTCTCCCGCCGCTGTGGCAGGCCCCATCGACCCCGAAGTTTCCGGCGACGCGCCGGCTCCCGAAGCGGATGCCGAGCTCGCCGAGTCCGACGACCTCGCCGAGAGCGACGCGATCGTGCTGCCCGAGGATCCGGTCCTCGAGTGCCAGGATCGACTCGCCGAAGCGTGCAAGCGCGAAAGCAAGGCGCGCCAGAAGTACGAGGCGGCCGTCGCCGAGGTGAGCGCCATCAATCAGGAGCTCGCCGGCCTTCTCCAGAAGGCAAGCGAGACGCCGCTGCACATCCTGAACGCCATGCAGGATCGCATCACGCGACCCGAGCAGGCGCGCACGGTCGCGGCACGGCACGCGCTCGACGCACTCCAGGCCCACTTCCGGCCCGGGAAGCGTCAGTATCCGGTCCACCCGTCGGTGCGCAGCGCCGTGAAGGGCGAGGAGTAGCAACGTGACGCAGGGGTTCCAGCCGTTCGAGGAGTTCGACCCGGAACTCGAGCTCGAGCTCGACGTTCCGACCGAACGGCTGACCCCACGTCAACGTCGCCAAATCTTCAACGCGCAGAAGGCGCGCCGCGAGCGCCAGCGGAAGAACGGCGCCGGATTCGCGCACCCCGCGAACACGGTCGCTCTTCCCGGCACCGGAATCGTTCCCCCGATCAGCGCGGGGCAGGAAGCGATTCCGACGTATCTTTCGTGGTACAGCGAGTGGAACAACGCAACGCTGACCCAGTATCCCGCCACGGGCGCCACCACGAACGCGATGGTGAACACGGGCGTGTTCTGCGTCGGCACCGTTGCGGCATCCGGTCTTTTCCGCATCATCGACCTCGCGTCGGTAGTGCTGCTTCAGTTTGACCTTTCGCTCACGGGCCATACCGGACATCACGGCTTCAACCAGACCGGCGTTCTGTTCGACCCGGTGGGGGACCGGATCGCCCTGTTCGTCAACGGGGATCAGGTGGCCGCAGTCGCGCACGTGCATGCGGCGTGGTCGGCCGGCACGTGGAATTACATGTGGAACACGGGCACGGCGTCGAAGCCGACAAGCATCGGCCTCGTGAGCCCGCTCGAAGTTTTCCCGGGGTACATTCCCGCTGGATTCACACTGTGACGATCAGCAAGCAGCTTCAGCGCGCCATCCTCAACGCGCGAACGGCCCGCCTCGAGCGCTATGTGCGCGCGGGCGCGGGATTCTTCTCGCCCCAGAAGGCGATCACCACGATCGGCTGGGGCCAGACTTCGCCCCTGACCGCGGCCGAGAAGCTGCGCCCGGCGCTGTACGTCACGTCTTTCGAGTTCATCGGCCCGGCGAACTACCCGGTCGTTCCCAACATCTTCCAACTCGGGTACACGCGCTTGCAGGCGGGCGGACTCAACAATGAGCTCGTACTCTCCGACGTGAGCGGATTTCAGACTCCGCTGATCACCGTCAGCCTGCCCGCGCTGACGACGCTGGGCGGCCCTCACTACATCGCAGTCTTTCTCGATCCGGTCGCGGATCGTTGCGGCATGTGGTTCGACGGCAACCAAGTCGGAAGCGCCACGTTCTCTGCTGTTGCCCTGGACGCAGGGTTCATCGCCTACTTCGGCGTGGACCCGTTCAACGATCCGTTCGGGATTCCGCACCAATACGTCGGCACGATCGGGCCGCTCGAAATCTTTCCGGGATTCGTCCCGCCCACCTTCGTGTTCTAGGAGTCGTCATGGCCGTCGCAGCGGACATCATCGTCGAAGACGGGACCGGGCTCGACACGGCGAACAGCTACGTGAGCATCGCCGACGGCGACGTGTACCACGAGCACCGCTCGAACTCGGCGTGGACCGAGGCGACGCAGGACCGCAAGGCCACGGCGCTGATCCACGCGACCGAGTATCTCGACATGCGCTGGAAGTTCGTCGGCTCGCCGACGTTTCCGGGCGACCCGACCAACCTCGCGCAGGCCCTTCAGTGGCCGCGCACTGACGACGCCTTCATCACCGACGCGCGCGGCAATCAGTACGCGGACGACGAGATCCCGTTCTGGATCGTGAACGCCACGCTCGAGTACGCGCTCGCATACCTCGTGACCGGGCGGCTGCTCCCGGACCCCACAGTACCGGACGACGCCGGCCGCTTCGTGACGCTGAAGCGCGAGAAGCTGGGCCCGCTCGAGGAGGAGACGCGCTTCAGCGACTCCAAGGCGGTGACCACGTCCACGCGCAAGTACGCCCTGGCCGATCGGATCATCCGGCAGAGCGGCCTCACCGAGAGCGGCAGCGACAAGGCCATTCGAGCCTAGCATGGCGATCCACGACAACTTCGTCGAGCTCATGTACCGCCTCGTGGCGAAGCACGGGCGGAACGTGGTGCTTCGTCGACAGAGTGGCACGACGCTGAAGATCGCGAACCGGCCCGAGGCCGGCACGGTCGCCAGCTACGCAAACACGACGCACCCCGCGGTGTTCCTCGACCATGACACGCGCGACCTCCTGCTCGCGATCCCCGGCGCGGCCGACGAGCAGACGATGGTCACGCGCGAGATCGACCGACTCGTGCTCGTGCCCGCCAAGTTCCTCACCTTCGAGCTCACCGACGACTACAAGATCGTGGACGGCACGAAGGTCTACGAGATCACCCGCGTGGTGAAGATTCAGCCCGGCCCGACGCTCGTGGGCTACATCGTGCGGGTGGCCGTGTAATGGCGCAGACCTACGACGAGGCGGTTCAGGAGCTCAGCGCGTTCATGCGCACCGCGTGGCAGAACGCGGGTGGCGCGCCGACCCAACTCACCTACGAGGACAGTGACTTCACCCCGCCGACCGCGGGCACCGCGGCGTCGCGGACGTGGGCGCGCCTCGTGATCAAGCATTTCGGCGGCACGCGGTCGCTCGGGAGCGGCGCGAGCGTCGTTCACCGGCGCTACGGGCTGCTCACACTCCAGATTTTCACGGCGATCGGGTCGGATGCGCCCGGCGCGGTCGGCGCGCGGCAGATCGCCGGCCCGATCACTACGGCGCTCGAGAACGCCGCGGCCGTGAACAACATCTGGTTCCGCAATATCAGCATGCGAGAAATCGGCGTGGACGGGGTGTGGTACCAAGTTCACGTGCAAACCGAGTTCGTGTTCGACCGGACGGCCTAACAGGAGGGAATCATGTCCGATACCAATCGAGTCGCAATCCGTGCGGTCAAGGAGGTCACGTACGGCATCGTGCCGACTGCGCCCTTCCTCCGCGACATCCCGTACAGCGGGGCCCCGAATCTGGGATTCGTGCCCGAGACGGTCGTGTCCGAGCTCATTCGCTCGGATCGCCAGATCGACGACCTCGCGCTCGTGGGCGCCGAGGCCGCGGGCGACCTCAACTCCGAGCTCGCGTTCGGCATCCACGACTACCTCTTCGAGGGTGCGTGGTTCAACACCTTTCAGGTGCGGAACAAGTGGACCAACACCGAGGAAGAGACGCAGATCACGGCCGTGACGGCGACCCAGTTCACCGTCACCAACGAGGGCTTCACTCCCATCATCAACGACATCGTCCGCTCGCAGGGCTTCAACGGTGCGAACAACAACGGCTACCACATCGTGAACGGCGCGCCGACCACGACCGCGGTGACCGTCGCGACCGCCCTGACGGTCGAGGCATCGCCGCCCCTGCGCGCACGCCTGCACACCGTCGGGCGCCGCAGCGCGGCCGGCGATCTCGATCTCACGATCACGGGCAGCACCGGCACGCTCGCGTCAACGGTCCTGAACTTCACCACGCTCGGCCTCCAGGCCGGTGACTGGGTGAAGCTCGCGGGATTCTCGGCGACTCCGGTGAACAACGGCTGGTACCGGATCAGCGTTGCGCCGACGGCGACCCTGCTGACGTTCGGCATCGTGCCGACGGGTGCCGCGACCGAGAATCCGGCCGGTGCGGTCGACGTGTACATGGGCGAGCGGCTGATCAACAGCACGACCCGCATCTCGTACACGCTCGAGGAGGAGTTCTCGGACCACTCACCCGTGACCTTCCAGTATTTCCGTGGCATGATGGTCGACGGACTCACGATCACCGCGGAGCCGCAGGCGATCGTGACCACGGGACTCACGTTCTCAGGCAAGGATGCGTTCTTCAGCGACTCGGGCATCCCCGCGACGGTGCCGGCGCAGCTTCCCGCGGTGGCCGGCAACGGCCGCGTGGGTTCCGCGACGACCGTGACGACCGGGCAGGTGAACGTGCTCAACTCGAGCTCGAACGTCGGGCGCATCGCGCGCGGCGGCGTTCCGATCTCGGGTAGCAACTTCGTGCTCGAGGCCACCTTCGAGATCGCGAACAACCTGCGCCAGCAGCCGGCAGTCGGGTTCCTCGGCGCCGTGGGCATCGGCGTCGGCGAGTTCGGCGTGACGGGCTCGCTGAGCACGTACTTCGACAACGCGAGCATCGCGCGCGACGTGGTGAGCAACACCGAAACGTCGTTCGATGTGCGCTTCGTCGACATCGCCAACCAGATCGTTCTGCTCGACGCACCCCGCATCAAGTTCTCCGAGGGCTCGCCCGAGGTGCCCGGGAAGAATCAGGATGCGACGGTGCCCCTGTCGTATCAGGCGATCCGCCACCCGGTGTTCAACTACACCCTGGCTCTGTTCCGCTTCTACGGCGTGCAGTAATCTTCACTCGTAGGGCCATGTTCACAGCGGTTGTGAACATGGCCCGAACAGTGAACATTCCGAAACCCCCAACAGGAGAAACCCCCCATGGCTTCCAAGCCCCTCAACTCTCTGTTCGGCACGAGCGCGTCGCTCGAGACGGACGGCATCTGGATCGAATACGGCGAGTACGGCCGCTTCCGCTGCGCGCGAGCCGGCGGCAAGAACAAGGCGTTCCGCAACCTCATGGAGCGCAAGCTCCGCCCGTACCGCTCCGCGATCAACATGGGCACGATGGACGAGTCCATCCTCGAGAAGATCACGCACGAGTGCTTCGCCGAGGCCGTCGTGCTCGAGTGGGACATCGTCGAGGAGAACGACCTCGGCGAGATCGTGGCGATCCCGTTCTCGCGCGAGAAGTGCGTGGAGCTCTTCAAGGCGCTCCCCGATCTGTTCGAGGATCTGCTCAAGCAGACGCAGACCGTGATCAACTTCGTCGAGGAGTCGCGCGCCGACGACGCAAAAAGCTAAGGGAGTTCCTCGAGTGGCGCCTCAAGTACGGCGCCCAGGCGAAGGCGATCATCGACGCCGCGCGTGAAACGGGAGCTCCCATCCCCCAAAGCATCTTGGACGCCCCGGTCCCTGAAGACTCGTACCAAGTGCGGGTGTTCGAGGCGTTCGAGAAGCTGAGTACGTGTCGTCAGATCGTGATGGGCGCCATCGGGCCCATCCCCTGGTCGGCGATCGACCAGTACGCCCAGCGCATGGGCGTCGTCGACGACGAGCTCGCGTACGAGGACTTCGTCGCGATCATCCAAGAGCTCGACGAGGCTTTCATCGAGCGGCGCTCGAAAGACATCGCCGCCGAGAAAAAGAAAGCGGAGGCGAACGGTGGCCGATCCCGAACAATTCGCCGCACGACTCCTAGCAATCGCGGAGGGCGTTGAGCTCAACTCCGGGCGGGCGGTGAAGGACGCAGCAGCAGCGGCAGTGGTCGCGCTGGTGCGCCTCACCCCCGTCGGAGGGCCCCCCACTTCACCGCGCGACCCGCACCCGGGCCTCGCGCGCTCCAACTGGTACGTGATCGCCGGCGAGGCTTCGGCCCAGCACGTGCGCGATCACACGACCGAAGGCGACGCCGTGTCGCGCGCGATATTCGAGGTCAACGGCCTCGGGCGCCCCGACGTGGTGTCCATCTCCAACCCCGTCCCGTACATCAACAAGCTGAACGATGGCTCGAGCACGCAGGCTCCAGCCGGCTTTGTGCAAGCCGCGCTCGCCGCAGCGTCCGCCCGTCTCAAGAGCGTCCGTCTGCTCACCAACGTTCGGTCCCGTTTCTAAGGAAAGCCGATGGCACTCGAGTCTCTCGACATCCGAGTCCGACAGCAGGGCGCGCGCACCGTTGCGCGCGACATCCGCAACATCGGCTTCGCCGCAAGCGCCGTCTCCGGTCAGCTTTCGACGACCACCCGCCTACTGCGCGGACTCGCGATCGCATCCGTAGCACGGCGCATTTTTGCTTTCGCGGACAGCTTCACCAACCTGTCCAACCGGGTTCGTCTGTTCACGGACTCGCAGGAGTCGGCGAATCGCACGACCAACGAGTTGATCGGCATCGCGAACCGGGCGCGCGTCGCCACGGACGCCGTGTCGCTGACCTACCAGCGCCTCGCGATCAATCAGGACCGCCTCGGGCTCAGCACCGAGCGCGTGCTCAAGCTGACCGAAACGCTGTCGAAAGCCGTCGCGATCGGCGGCTCGAGCGCGCAGGAAGCCGGCGGCGCGCTGCGGCAGTTTTCGCAGGCGTTGTCGGGCAACTTCCAGGCGGCCGCGCAGGAGTTGAACTCGGTCCTCGAGCAGACGCCCGGCCTCGCCGACGCCCTGGCCGACGGCCTCGGCGTCTCGACCGACCGCATCAAGGTGCTGGCGCGCGAAGGCAAGCTGAACTCCGACATCGTGATCAAGGCCCTCGAGTCGCAGGCCGACGTGATCGAGTCGCGCTTCTCGCGGATCGCGCCGACGATCGGGCAGGCGTTTCAGGTGCTCACGAACTCGACCGAGGTGCTGGTCGGGCAATTCTTCCGCGTTTCCGACGTGGGCAAGACGATCACGTCCGCATTGATCTCGCTGAGCCAGCGATTCCTTCAGCTCGCGCTCGACGAGGATCGGCTGAACGAGATCATCGACCGCACGGTCGACTTGTTCAAGATCCTCCTCGCGATCAAGGTCGCGCAGTTCCTCTTCGGCGTCGCCCGCGCGATGGATCTCGTCGTAGCATCGTCGACGCGGCTGGTGCGCGTGAATCTGTTCGGCAGTCTCGTGCGCCTACCCGCCGTGCTGGCCGCGATCGTGACGGGGCTGAGCGGCGTCCGCATCGGGCTCCTGGCGCTGATCGCGTCGAACCCGTTCACCATTCTGCTCGCCGCGGTCGCGGCGTTCGTCGGCCTGCTGTTCGGCGTGCGCAACGAGCTCGTCACCATCGGCGGCGAGTCGGCCCGCGTGCAGGACATCATCGTCGTCGGCTTCGAGATCATCGTCGAGAAGACGCAGGCGTGGCTCCAGCGCCTCTTCGAGGCGTCGAAGGCGTTCCGCGATCTGCTCCCGACGGCTCGACAATTCTTCAACTCGGTGATCGCCGGGTTCACCATCTTCGGGCGCATCGTGTCCGAAGTGTTCCAGGCGATCGCGAAGGACGCGGCCGAGGGCTTCAGCATCATCACCCAGAAGGTCGGTGACGTGATGGACGCGCTCCAGCGCGCCGTCGCGGGCGACTTTTCGGGCGCTTTCGAGACGCTGTTCAAGCCGGTCACCGTCGAGGCCGAGTCCGCGTTCAGCAAGATCGACTTCGCGCGCATCTTCCGCGAGGAGGGCCAGCGTGATTTCCTTCAGGAGGCCACCGGGTTCTTCGAGAGCGTCTTCGGGCCCGAGCTCGCCGATCGTGCGGCCAAGCGTTTCCGCGACTCGCTCGCCAAGGCCGCGCCGGACCAGGGCCCCGGCGCCGAACCGGCGGCCGCTGGCGGTGTGCTGAAGACGACCTTTGCGCTCACCGAGCAGCAGAAGGCGGTCGTCAGCCTGATCGCACAGATGGACGTGGGCACGCGCGTGGCGCTCGAGTACGCGGACGCGCAGTCCGAGCTCGACAAAGCCGTGACCGCGGGCGTGATCAACCAGAAGGAACAGCGCGAGATCATCAAGCAGCTTGCGACGAACGACTTCCGCCGCCTCGCTGCGGAGACGGACGAGCTCGCGTCGCTGACGATCGAGTACAAGGACGCGCTCGCGGAGCTCAACGCGCGCGCGACGGCCGCTGGCCTCCAGGGTTCCCAGGAGCTCACGAATGCGATCGCGCGCCAGCGCGACGAGTTCGAGAAGGCGCGCTTCGAGCTCCGGCGGTATCAGGAATCGCTGACCGCCGTCGAGTCGGTGCAGCAGGGCGTCGAAGCGGGGTTCCGTCGGTTCACCGAGGGGCTTGGCACGATCGCCTCGAACGTCGCAGACGTGACCGAGGATCTGCTCAACAAGAGCCTCGATGCGATCCACGAGTTCACCACGACGGGCAAGCTCGACTTCCGGCAGTTTGCGCTCGACGTGATCGCGGACATCCAGAAGGTGATCCTGAAGATGCTCGCACTGCGAGTGATCCAGGGCCTCGGCGGCGGCGGGCAGCCGGCAGGCGCGAGTACCGAGACGGGCGGCGCAGGCGGCCTTCTCGGCATCGTCGGCGAAATCTTTGGCGGCGCTCGCGGCGGCAAGGGCAACACCGGCGGCTCGAGCGCGGACCCGCTGTTCGTGCAGATCATCAACGCCGGCCAGCTTGGCAGCAGCGGCAACAAAGCGGTCACCGACGCGATCGGCGCGCTGGGTACGCAGCAGCAGGCGGCCAAGACGGAAGAGCAGGCGCAGCAGGCCGGGTTCTTCAGCACGCTCATTTCCGGCATCGGCAAGTCGGTGTCGAACGCTTTCACCGCAGTGAGCGGTGTGTTCACCGACGGCTGGGGCGCGGTGACGCGCGGCCTCGGGCAACTCGGCACGTCGATCGGTACCGGGCTGTCCACGCTCGCGACCGGCTTGGGCGGCGCGATCCAGGGCATCCTCGGTCTGTTCGGCGGCGGGGGCGGGGACACCACGAGTCAGGTGCTCGGGCTCGTCGGTGGGATCCTCGGCGTCGCCGGCGGACTCCAGACCGGCGGCTCGCTCGGCGCGTCCGACCTCGGCAAGACGTTCCTCGTCGGCGAGGCGGGGCCCGAGCTCTTCGTCCCGAAGCAGACCGGCACCGTCGTTCCGAACGAGGCGCTCGCCGCGATGTCGCCCGGCGCGGCGCCGCAGGTGAACGTGCAAGTGGTGAACGTCGACGACCCCATGACCGTGCCGAACGCGATGTCCACGCGCCAGGGCGAGCAGGTGGTCCTGAACATCATCCAGCGGAACAGCGGCAAGCTGCGCCAGATCATCGGATAGGAGAACCCCTTGGCCTTCGTAATCTCTGCGGGCGCTGCGGCGCCGGGCGGCTATGTGATCCCGACGGGCCACACCGTCGCTGCCGTCGGCAATCAGGAGTTGTTCTTTCGCGTGCGACGCTACCTCACGGGCAACCCGGAGATCGCGACGAACGTCGTAGTCGGCACGCACACGAACGTCCTCGAGCAGATCGACACGCACAAGAACCTCGCGCTGACGACGGGAACGTACTCGCTCCGCCACAACGGCGGCGACGTGTTCACCCTCTCGCACAGCACGGCCGGCGTGCTCGATGCGGCGATCGCCGCCGCGGCGGGGGTATCGACCGACTACAACTTCAACGGCCAGCAGACGCACGGCGTCGCGTTCCGAATCAACCGCACGAACAACTCGGACCCGCCGCTTGCGACGACGGAAGGCTGGGACTTCACGCTCGCGGCCAACGGGCTCCCGACGAACGATCGCTGGTTCGCCGAGTTCGAGGCGAGCACGACCAACCTCGCCAAGACGGCCGTCAACCTGCGCGGCCGGCGGGTGTCGGGCTCAAGCGATCCGACGGACTACTTCTACGTCCGCTTCAACATCGACAACACGTCGGGCACTCTCGTGCTTCGCGGATTCGAGAACGCGGCAGGCACCGGCAACGTGTCGACGCTGGTCTACATGGCCGTCGGCACGGGCTCGAGCATCTCCTACTGGCTCGTCGCGAGCCACCGTCACTTCTGCTTGGTCGGGCGTGTGTCGGGTGACTACCACCAGATGTGGGGCGGGTTCATCGACGTGTTCGCCACGAAGCAGCAGTATCCGTACCCCCTCATGGTCGCGGGCGACACCACGACGTTCAACACCGCGCCCAACTCGACGGTCGAAGACCACATGGCGCCGTGGATGAACGGAGCGGGATCCTCGTTCTTTCGCAGTCCCGAGGGCGTGTGGAAGGAAGTCTTCGGGCGCGGTGTGCAGAGCGGCACGGGCTTCGCCTCGGGCGATCTTCAGACGAGCTCCCCGAGTGCCAACGACTCGTGCTTCTGGCCGTGGGCCTCACCGGGGCAAACGGTGCAGGGTGTCATCTATGGCGCGCAGGGCCGAGGCGTGGGCACGAACATCTACCTCGGCGGCGCTCTCTTCATCACTCCGATGCGAGGTGCTCCGTCCACGGAGCGTTATGCGCTGCCGTGCATGGTGATCCAGGGCGAAACAAACCGTCACCCCATCATGGGCGAAGTCGCCAGTGTGTTCTGCACGAATGGGCTCGCGCAGCCGGGCGTCCCGCTCGAGGAAATTTTCACCGTCGGCAGCGACCCGTACATCATGTTCCCCAACATCTCGCGCCAGCAGGAACAGAACTTCTGGTCGCTCAAGCTGGTCTAGGAGATCCCCATGGCCTTCACCACGATGGTCAACCCCACCTTCAGCGACTATCGCACCGCGCTTCGCAACGCGCTGACGGGTGTCGGCTTCACCGAAACGGCGCTCTCGGGCGCGGACGAGTTCGGGTACACCCTTGCTGCTACGGGGCACAACTTCGCGATCAAGATGACCGCGAACATCATTCAGGCTCTTCCGTTCAGCGGCGCGGTGGCCGGCGGGTCCGCATGGACCGCCCAGTCCGGCACGGTCACCAGCCCCACGACCGCAGGCAATCAGGTGCGGCAGAATCCGCTTGCCGCGAACATGACGAACTACTGGATCTTTTCCCGCATCGTCAGCGCGGGCACCGTCGTGTATGTTCACGCGGTGTGCGAAGTTACCCCCGGCGTCTTCTCGCACTTCATGGTCGGGGTGATGGACAAGTCGGGGGCCTACGCGGGCGGCGCATACTGTCAGGCGACGTTCGTCAGCGACACGACCACGGATCGCGCGCGTTCGGAGAACGCGATGCCTTTCCAGTGCGGTCAGGTGAGCACGCAGCGCTCCACCTACGTGTCTATGATCGGCAGCACGCTCACGTCGTCCGATGCCGGCGCGAAGTCGAACGTCGAGAATTATCTCAAGAGCGCGAACGGCGACATGCACGTCGGCTGGACGCCGATCTCGTTCGGGAACGGTGAGGACTCGATCACCATCGACCTTTTCACGATGGGCGTCAACACTCAGAACGGACTCACGCCGCTGATCCCGATCTACTCAAAGATCCCGATCGGGACGACGCACTTCAACTTCCTCGGCAGCGTACACGACGCGCGCTGGGTGAACATGCAGTATTTCGTCGGCGGCAACACCCTCACGCTCGGCAGCGACACGTGGCACCTGTTTCCGTTGTGGGTGAAAGGCACCTCCATGTTCCTGACGCCGGGTGCATCGTTCGGCGAAGACATCACCAGCACGGGCTGGTTCGGGCTGGCGTACAAGCAGATCCCCTAACATGCTGATTCAGAGCACCTTCCTTGCAGGGTTTGCGACGCCGACAGCGTTGACGGCCCTCAACATGCTTCCCGGCGCCACGACCGGCTACCTCGAGCCGACGGATCCGTTCGAGGCCGCAGCAGGCGCGGGCGCGCAGAATCCGCAGCCGCCGGTGCTGACGAGCTCGGGCGCGACGTTGATCGACACGTTCGCCGACGACTTCTACGGCCGCGTCCACCTCGTGCGCAGCCGCGTGATCGTCGGCGGTGAGACGATCGACGACCTCATGTCCGACTGGGAGCGCGTGCTCGACCTCGGGAACATCACCGAAGCGCAGACGTTCGACTTCCTCGTCACGAACTTCGTACGCACCGCGTCGCGTAACGTCACCGACCACAACATCACGAACCCGGACGGCCTGAGCATCACGCCGGCGTCGTTCCCCTACGTGTTGAATCCGTGGGACGACCAGCTTTTCACGCTGAACGTCGATCTCGACGGCCCGCCGAAGATTGACGCCCAACTGTCGTGGGTGCTCACCGGCGGCCAGACCGATCTGCTGTTCGACATCCTCGGCGACCGAACGGTGATCTTCCCGTTCCGACCGCAGGTGCCGCTCGTCGAGGAGCTCCGGTACAAGACGGACGTGCTCGTGTCGCGCAGCGGCATCGAGCAGCGAGCGTCCGCGTGGGTGACCCCGCGTGTCGTCTACGGCATGGACTACATGACCTCCGGCCCGGAGCGCACCGCGCTGATCAATCGCATGTTCGGGTGGCACGCGCTGTTCGCCGTCCCCATGTGGCACGAGGCGCAGCGAATCAACAGCGCGCTCTCGATCGGCGCCTCGAGCATCTCGATCAACTCGGCCGCAGTGGACTTCCGCGACTTCGGCGACTCGAAGCTCGGCATTCTGTGGCGTGCGTGGAACGACTTCGAGGTGATCACGATCCTGAGCCGCACCGACGCGACGCTCACGCTCGAGCGACCGCTCGAGCAGGCGCACCCGCTCGGGACGCTGATCATGCCGCTGCGTTTCGCCTACCTCTCCGACGAGATGCAGGCACCGCGGTACCGCGTCGGCCCGCAGCGGTTCCGCGCGGAGTGGCACAGCGTGGACGGGAAGCCGCAGGCCCGCCTCGCGGCCGCGACGCCGCTCGAGACGACGACCTACCAGGGTTTGACGGTCGTGCTCGGCTTCAACTACGTGACCGGCGCGCTGGCCGAAGAGTTCATCCAGGGCAAAGAGCAGGTGGACGGCGACGGCGGCGGGTTCATCATGTACGGGAACCGCTTCGCGCCCGAGAACCGCACCACGAAGACGTTCATCGTCAACACCCTCGCCGAGAAGTGGGCGCTGCACGCGCTACTGCACCGCTTCCAGGGGCGTCGCGTGTCGTTCTGGCTCCCGACCTTCGGCGCGGACCTCGAGCTCATCGACCCACTCGGCAGTGCGAGCACGGGCTTCACCGCCCGTCTCACCGACTACGCCCGGTTCGTCGACCAGCAGAGCCCGCGCCGGGACATCATCGTGTTCCGCCGCAGCACCTCGACGCCGCTGATCCGTCGGATCATCGCGAGCGCGGACGTGGGCAACAACGAAGAGGACTTCACGGTCGACTCCGCGTGGGGCGTGGACGTGCCGCTCAGCGACGTGCTGCGCGTGTCGTTCCTGCACCGCGTACGCTTCGACTCTGACGTGCTCACCATCGAGCACGAACAGTCCCAGGCCGACGCGGTGCTCGAAGTGCCGATCGTCGAGGTGATCGAATGACCTACCTAGCGCAAGAGCAGAGTCAGTCCGCCGGCGAGGTCGTCGAGCTCTACGAGTTCACGACCGCGGCCGGTCGCACGCTGCTGACCTCGGCCGACCAGCCCGTGTTCTACAACGCGGAGCGCTACGAGCCCGAGGTGCTCGGCCGATCGCAGGTGATTCAGGAGAGCCTCGAGACGAACGGGCAGACGCTCGCGCTGCGTCTTCGGCGCGACCATCCGCTGGCGATCCGGTACATCGTGACCGTCCCGGCGCTGCTCGACAACGTTCGGATCTTCCGCGGACAGGTGAACGACACGGGCGTCACCGTCGACACGGACGGCACGCTCAACCTGCCTGCGGCGGCGGTGATCACCTACTTCCGTGGCACCGTGGCGACCGTCGCGTTCGAGGGCAGCAGCGCGGAGCTCCGCGTCCGCGGCCGCAACGACGTGCTCGACCGCAACCTGCCGAAGCGCACGTACCGCAACCTCTGCAACCACGTGCTCTACGACGCCGGCTGTCAGGTGAACCCCGCGAGCTTCCAGTACACCGTGACGATCACAGCGATCAACGGGAAGGTGCTGACCGTTTCCGGGATCCCGGACATTGCGGGCCCGGTCGACGCTGCGTTCTTCGACGGTGGGATCCTGCTCCAGTCCCTCACCGGCGACGCGCGAATGATTCAGGTGCTCACGCGCACCGGCGGCGGCAACGGAACCATTCAGGTGATCATCCCCTTCGAGAGCGTGACGCTCGGCGGAACGCTCCTCCTGCGCGCGGGCTGCAATCACTCGCTCCCGACGTGCATCGCCAAGTTCGCCAACGGCCGACGGTACGGCGGCTTCCCGACCGTGCCGACCAAGAACCCCTTCATCTCGCGAATTGCCTAGCGGAGGTGCGCCACGTGCGCCGTCGACCCCCAGACTATGTGACACTGATCCTGCTTCTGCTGTCTGTCGCGCTGACTGTGATCAGCGCGATCTTGCAGCCGAAGCCGGATATCGAGGACGCGCGGCCGGCGGGGCTGGGCGACTTCAACTTCCCGACGGCCACCGAGGGCCGTGCGATTCCGATCGTATGGGGAAGCGTGAAGGTCGCGGGCCCGAACGTCGTCTGGTATGGCGACCTCCTCGTGTCACCCATCAAAGAGAAGATCGACGGCGGCATTTTCGGCGGCACGACCCGTTTCACCGTCGGATATCGCTACTACATCGGCCTCCAGCTTGCGATCTGCCACGGCGTGGTGGACGAGCTCTACCGCATCGAGATCAGCGAGCAGCAGGTATTCCCTCTCGACGCGCAGGTGCCCCTCACCGCGACCACGCAGCCGGTCCTGATCAACAAGCCGAACATCTTCGGTGGCGACAGTGAGCGCGGCGGCATCGTCGGCGAGTTCGAGTGGTACACGGGCACGACCAGCATCGCGAACGGCGACATGTCGCAGTACCTCGCCGACGTGCTAGGTGGCGGCTCGCTCGACAACATCCCGGCGTTCCTGAGCACGACGTACCTCGTGTGGCGCGGTCCGACCAGCCGCCGCATCGTCAGCCAATTTGTCTCGCCGCCGACGCAGGCGTATCCGAACGGCCAGACGATCACCGTGTCGGAGCACAACGGCTACCTCGGGACGCAGACCACGCTCGAGCCGTGGGCGTTCTACGTGCGCCGCTTCCCGAACGAGCTCTCGCTCGGCGGCGGCCAGCACCGAATCGGCGACGACGCGAACCCGATGGCCGTGCTCTACGACATCATGACGAACACGGTGTGGGGCCTCGGAATCCCGTCGGCGGACATCGACGTGTCGAACTTCCAGGCTGCGGGCGCCACGCTCGCCAGCGAGGGCAACGGCTTCAGCCTCGTGTGGACCGACCAGCGCCCGGCGCGCGACTTGATCGCAGAGATCATGCGGCAGATCCACGGCTCGCTCACGCAGTCGGCCGGCGGACTCTACCGCGTGAAGCTGATCCGCACGCCCACCGGCGGCGAGCTCAGCGCGGCCTTCGCATTCGACACGACCAACGTGCTCGAGCTCGAGGAGTTCACGCGCGGCGCGTGGAACCAGACGTTCAACCACATTCAGGTGAACTATCAGGACCGCGACGACTCGTTCAAGGATACCAGCGCCGTCGAGCAGGATCTCGCGAACTACACGCTCCAGGGCAACCGCGAGGCCATCGCCGCGCAGGACTGGCCGGGCGTGAAGAACGCCGCGGTCGCGCGCATGATCGCGAAGCGGGAGCTACTGACCCGCTCGTTCCCGCTCGCGAAAGTGAAGTTGTCGGCGAACCGCGAGTGCGCGCACTTGCTGCCGGGTGACATCGCGAAGCTGACGTGGCCCGAGCTCGGGATCACCGACATGGTGATCCGCATACTGAGCCTCGACCTCGGCGAGCTCGGCGACGGGCGCGTCGACATCACGGCCATGGAAGACGCCTTCGGCCTCGGGTACGGCGGCTTCGCGGCCCCGCCCGCGACGGGCTGGGATCCGATCGACGTGGCCGCCACGGATGCGGGCGCCATCGTGTTCCCGATGCCGGGCGTGATCGCGCAGGCGCGCGCCGAGGATCAGTTGAACGACTCGCGCATCATGGCGCTCGTCCCGCGCTCGAGTGGGCCGGCGATCGGCGTGATCCCCAACTGGAACATCGGCAACCCGGCCACGGCGTGGGCGCCCTACTCGGGCACGACGGAGCCGAGCGCCGACGCCGCGACGGGCTTCTGTCCGACGGGCCAGTTGACGGCCGCGCTGCTCGCGCGACAGGGCGGATCCCCGATCGTCGCTAGCATCACGATCGACACGGTCACGGTCGACTTCGTCGAGAAGGTGCTGAAGGACTTCATCGGGCGCACGCCCGCGGAGCTCCGCGCCGGCCGCAACCTGATCATGATCGGCGGCGTGGGCGGCACGGACAACGCGGGCTACACCGACCTCGCGCGCGTGGAGTTCCTCGCGTTCGAGACGATCACCGACAACGGCAACGGCTCTTACACGTTGAATAACGTGTACCGCGGCCTCGGCGACACGGTGCCGTGGGATCACCCGGACAACTCGCTGGTCTACTTCCTCGACGCGGATCAGGCGTATCACCTGACCGACAATCGTACCATCTATCCGGGATGGTCGGGCAGCCATCCGGCCGGCTCGAACCTGAACACCGACACGCGCATTCAGGTGCAGACGCCGTTCTCGCTGTCGAGCCCCTCGACTGCGACGCAGCGCCGCGTGATCTACCGGGCGCAGGTGGACGCCACGATCGACGCCGCGACGCGCATCTGGATGCCGCTGCCGCCGTTCGATGTCGGGTTGCTCATGGATCCGTCGCCGGCCGCGCCGCCGACCACGTCGTATTTCTTCCCCGGCGACGCGACGCAGCCGGGATCACCGGCCACGGTCGCGGGTCTGACCGCGGCGCTCGACTGCCGCGTGACGTGGAAGAACCGCGGTCGGTTCTTCACCACGATCAAGCTGCCGGGCGACGCGACCGACACGATGAACGCGACGAACGAGCCGGGCGAGTACCCGCCGAGCGCGCCCGCGGCCTCGACGGCGTGGGACGTGCAGGTAGTCGTGACGGGCCACCAAGGCGGCACGACGGTGATCCACAGCACGTTCGTGTCGGCAAACACGGGTCTGTTCGACTTCACGCTTCCGGCGGTGAACACGCAGAACAGCGGCCTCGTGTCGATCAAGCTGCGCTTCCGTCGCACCGACGGCGCGGGCGTCGATACGATCTTCTCCCGTACGGCCTACACGATCTGGTTCCAGCGGATCTAGTATGCGTGACATCATCGCCGTCGGCGGGCCCGGTCGCTCGGGCACGTCGATGGTCGCAGCCGTGTTGCAGGCGATGGGCGTGCCCATGTGCGACGCGCTATTCGCCCCCGTGCCCGGCGGCCACGTGCAGTACGAGGACAGGGACTTCGCGATGAAGTCCATGACCGCGGCCATGCAGCACCGGATGCTCTCGAGGGAGTACATCCGGCGCTGGATGCTGCTGCGCGAGCAGGCGTACCGCGAGCTCGCCGAGTCGTACGACGTTGCGGGCGCGTGGGGCGTGAAGGCCCCGCCGCTCACGTTGTTCCGCCGCGAGTTCGACGAAGTCGCCCGCGAGCTCGGGCACCGCGTCCTCTGGATCACGTGTCACCGCCCGGTGCGCGACAGCATGAACGCGCAGAAGCGGTGGGCCGATCGGTGGATGAAGCGCACCGCGAAGGCGCGCGTCGCCACCGAGATCAACGTGTTAGTCGACCGCCGGATCCGCGACGCGATCCCAATGCGGGACGTGGCGTGTCATGTCGAGTTCAACACGTGGCACCGCGACCCCGTCGGGCTCGCGACGCTTCTCTGCGACTCCCTCGGGCTGTCGCACAACCGGATCGCCGCGGGCGCCGCGGCGGTCACAACCCCACGGAGTACATGATGGCGACCTACGGCCGAGAGAGCGAGCACCAGCTTCGGAGCGTCGACCCGCTGCTACAGCGGACGATGCGCGTCGTGGTGAAGACGTACGACAACAAGATCCTGAAGGGCCACCGCGGGCAGGAGGAGCAGCACGCCGCGTTCGTCGCGAAGCGCTCGAAGCTCGACTGGCCCAACGGCAACCACAACGCCTACCCGTCGCAGGCCGTGGACGCGGCGCCGTACCCGGTCGACTTCGGCGACGGCCCGCTCGTCGTGAACGGCAAGCTCGATCGAGCGAAGCTGAACGCGCTGCTGCGCTTCTACCACTTCGCCGGCTTCGTGCAGGGCGTGGCCGAGCAACTCGGCGATCCGCTGCGCTGGGGCGGCGACTGGGACAGCGATCGCGATCTGTCCGACCAGACGTTCAACGACCTCGTTCACTTCGAGCGAATCAACAAGTAGGAGACTCCGATGAACATCAAGAAACTGATCGTCGCCCTCGTGGCCCTCGCGCTCTGCGCGTGCTCGACGCCGATCTTCTCGAGCCCCGAGGCCGACGAGGCGGCGCGTCGAATCGCGCTGCGCGGCGCGACGCTCGTGCTGCTGGACGGCAAGCCCGAGCTCGCGGCGGAAGTCGTGGCGGGTGTCGACAAGGTGCTCGCCGTCGAGCTCCCGGAGACGCTCGACCTCGCCGCGCTCGAGGCGCTGACGAAGGAAGTGCTCGACTGGGAGAAGCTCGACGAGGAAGAGAAGCTGCTCGCCTCCGACGTGCTCGAGCTCGTGCTCGCCGAGGCCAAGGCCCGCGGCGCGGAGATCCCGGCCGCGGAGATCCCCGAGCGCGTGAAGGCCGCGCTGCTCGTCGTGCGCGGCGCTGCCGCCGTGCGCGCGGCGCAGTAGCATGGGTGTGCTCCTCACGTCCATCCGCAACGGCGGCCTCGCCGCGGCGGCTGGCGGCCTAGCGGCCCAGGCGGCGACCGCCTTCTGCGTCGTGCAGGGCGGCCCGCTCGGCGCCGCTGCGGCGCAAGAGTGCGGCCAAGTGGCCGATGTCGTCGTGACGGGCGCCGTGTCGATCGTCGTCGGCCTCGGGGTCGGTGTCTTCACCGGCGTACGAGAGCTTCGGCGACGCATCAAGCCTGCTGGCGAGAGTTCAGGCCCGCCCTCCAGCTAGCAGGCGGGGCGGGTCGGCTCCAGGGGGTTTGAGTCGATCCGCCCCAACTAACACGAAGGCCCGGCATCCCGAAAGGGGTGCCGGGCCTTTCTGCGTTTCAGCCCTGGAATGCCGGCGGACCCGGCGGCCGCTCGTCCGTCACCTCCACGGCCTCGAGCTCGAGCTCGGCGGGGAAGAACCACGTGCGAAGGTCGTACGCGAACGTCACCGTCGAGAGCAGCCAGCCCGCCGCATAGCACGGCAGGAAGGGCACCGGGTGTTCGATGAACCATGCGATCGCCCAGAGCAACCCGCCCCACGCCGCGCCGAACATCGGCCCGATGAACAGCCCGGTCACGAGGTAGCGAATCTGGAGCGCGACGGCCATCGACACGCTCGGCTGGACCCCGGTCACGACGTGCTGCGTCGCCATTACACGGCCCCCTTCACGAGCGCGACCTTCTGCATCGCTCGGTTGAACACCTCGATCTTCGCGTCCATGTCGGCCGGCACGCCGCCGGCGTTCCACGCGCGCCCGGTCGACTGGTCGACGTAGGGCACGCCCGGGTTGAACACGACCTTGTTGCCCTCGCTCGTCTGGATCGACTGGACTCCGAACGTCCAGAGCACGTTGCCCTGGCCGAGCGAGGCCATCTCCTGCCGCAGCGATCGCTGCGACACGCGCGAGCGCGGGCACTCGTCGGCGTGGACGCCGCCCGGCGCGCGGCCGCAGAGCTCGCAGTCGATGCGGGTTGCGCGGCCCATCAGATCCGCCCCGTCGCGCGCAGCGTCGCCACGAAGTCGTCGGCCGCCTGCTGAACGAGCGGGATGCCCTCGCCGGGCGTGAACGCGAAGTCCGGCTCGATCGTCTTCCACTCCGTCTCCGATTCGTGCGCGCCCGCCGAAGTCACCACGTCCTCGCGCGACGGCCGGTACAGCCGCACCAGCACGCCACCTGCCGTGCGCATCGCGGCCACTTCGTTGCGGAACCGCACGTCGCCGATCACGTACTTGCCGCCCGCCTCGAGCTTGCGGATCAGCAGGTTGACGTAGATGTCCGGGTCCGCCGCCCGCGCCTCGGTTGCGCGCAGGATCAACGCCTGCCGGCGCGTCATGTCGAGATCGGGCACGTACTCTTCCTTGTACGCGAACGAGCTCTCGTACCCGAGCGCACGCGCCGCCTCGTCGAAGTCCAGGGCCCCGCGGTCGAAACCGTACCGCTCGGCGCAGTCGTCCTTCAGCGGGGACGCGAAGCTCGCGAACGAGAACCCGTGCATGTCCCGGAGCCGTTCCGAGAACGTCGTCTTGCCGCCGCCAGCGACGGCGCACACACCCACGATGAACATACTACTCCTCCCGCTTCAGCGCATCGAAGACGCTTTCCTGTGTAGCGTCTTTCTGCCGAAGCACCCGCGCGACCCGTCGATCGGGCGTCCCTCGCCCGACGAGATGGTACACGAACACCTTGTCCGACTCCTGCCCCTGCCGTCGAACGCGGCCGTTCAACTGCTGGTAGAGCTCGAGATCCCAGATCGGCGCGAACCAGATCACGCAGTGACCGCCGCGCTGAAGGTTCAGGCCGTGGCCCGCGGCCGCGGGATGCACGAGCAGCACGTCGAGCTCGCCCGCGTTCCATGCGCGCTCGGCCTCGGCGCCCTCGCGCGCGGAGATCCCGCCGCCGATGATGGCGACGCGGAAGCCCTCGGCCCGCAGCGTCTTGACGATCTCCTCGCGCTCGCACAGGAACTCGTACGTCACGATGGCCGGCTTGCCGATCTCGTCGAGGAGCTCGGTCAGCGCGTTCAGCTTCTCGCGGTGAACGACCTTCCACTTCCGCTTGGACGGATCCGTGAACGGCGAAGTCTCGTAGACGATGCCGTTCACCAACTGCCGGATCTTCGTCAGCGCCGGGCCGTCGTTGATCAACTCGATGTCGTCGATCTCCGTCGCTGCCTCGTGCTCGAGCTCGGTGAGTGCGATGCCGATGCGCTGCTCGAGCGGGATCACCACGTCGTGGTACATGAACTCCGGCAGCTTGAGCCAGTCCTCGGCCCGCAGCACGGTGACACGCGGCGCGATCGCGGCCATGATCTTGTCGTGCGCGCCGTCCTTCAGCGTGAACTTCGGGAACTTGCGCGCGCCGCCGACCATCTCGTGGTCGAAATAACGCTTCTGGAAGTACGTGATGCGGTGGTCGAGCGCCGCGCCGCCATCGACCAGAAGCATCTGGCCGTGCAGCCCCATGACGCCGTTCGCCGCCGGCGTGCCAGTCATGGCAAGCCGTCGACCGAAGTCGCCGATGTAGCGCTTCACCGTCTTGGTGCGCACGCCCGTCGAGGTTTTGAACCGCGAGCTCTCGTCGACCACGAGCATGTCCGGGCGGCCCTTCCAGTCCTTCCACGGGCCCGCGCGCCACACCGTCTTCGGGCGCTTGTACTCGGTGACTTCGTCCTGCCGGCCGAACAACCACGACAGACGCTCGGGGTTGATCGTGTAGATGTCGGCGTCGCAATCGAGGTCCATGTGCGTCGTCAGGTGCCGGACCTTCAGGTGCTTGAACTCGTCCCAAATCCGCGCCTCTTCCGGCCACACGCCGTAGCACACCCGCAGCGGGGCGATCACGAGCAGCTTGCACACGTCGAGCTCGTTGCGCAGCCGCGTGAACGCGGTGAGCGAGATCGCCGTCTTCCCGAGGCCGGGATCCATGAATAGCGCGTGGAACGGGTCAGCCATCACCTCACCGACCGCGCGCTCCTGATAGCCGTGCAGCGTTAGTCCAGCCATCGGCGATAGAACTCCTGCACCTTCGTCGGGTGATCGAGCACGTGGACCGTGAAGCCGAGCTTAGCCAGCCAGCCGCATACGATCACCTGCCCCTTGCGAAGCGCACCGCCGGGCGCCTTGAGCTCGACGAGCGCGAAGCGGCCCTGCGGCGCGAGCAGCAGCCGATCGGGGAAGCCCGTGTAGAGCGTCTCGGACTTGATCACCCAGACGCCCCGGCGGCGCCCTTCCCGGACGAGTTCGTCTTCGACTGTGTATTCTCGCATCTGATCCTGAACAGCGCGCCCGAGAACGGGAGCGCGTAATACTTGGCCCGCGCTGCGCGGGCTGCATCTATGTCGGCACCGACGTGCTGACATACCTCCTCGAATGTGATGGAGCCCGTCTCGCGGGTGAACCACGTCCGCTCCTCGGCCCAGAGCCGGTAGCGTCGCTGCGCCTCGGCCAGCAATTCGGGATTGAACCGCCTGCCGGCCATGAGCTCCGCGATGGAGTCGACGCGCGCCGAGAGCCACTCGTGCTCTCGGCGCAGCGCCTCGTCCGCGTCGCGAAGCGTGTCGGTATAGAGCTCCACGACACCCATGCTAGTTGAGGACTTCCACCTTCTCGATGTAGTGGACCGAATCGAAGTTGATCAGCTTGATCAACTCCAGGGACGCTTGCCCCTGCGCGGTGACCGCGGCACTCGCGCGCAGAACCGCGACCGCGCCGCCCGCCGGCTGGATCACGTCTCCGTCGATCAACTCCACCTCGCCGCTCTTCCATCCGATCTCGAATCGTTTCATCTCAAGCCTCCCCGGGCGCCTGCCCGATCTTTCGGGGGAGAAAGATGCCCTTCATCTTCCGCCCGTCTTGACCCTCTTCTCTCGTCGCTTCCCAGCCGGTCGGGTTGTAGAAGCCCCACACACGTTGTCGGCGCCAGTGCCAGAAGATCGTGTGAACGGGGCCCTCGGCGATCCGAACCCGGTGCGCGTCCGTAGCGCTGCGCCGACTCACCACGTCGCCCGGCCCATACGTGGCGGTGCGAAAGGCGTGGAGCTTGCCATCGGACGCCGGCGTCGCGCGCGTCTCTTCGTAGCGACCGCGCAGAATGATCCGGCCCCAGTCCCACGGATGATCGTGCAACGGATCCGGGTCGTCCATGTGGAACACGTGGTAGAAGACCTTGAAGCCGAGCAGCGAGAAGATGTAGAAGCGCTCGAGGTAGTCCTCGCCGTTGCGCCGCACCATCTTCGCCGAGCTCCGTTCGTGCATCCACCGTCGGATGTATTGAATCACGCGCGCTTCCCTCCGTGCCGGTGCCCGCGTGTCGCGTTGAACGCGAGTTTGGCGACTACCGCCTGCCCGAGCCGCAATCGACGAAACGCCGCGTAGTCGAGGCAGCGTATCACCGCGTCGGCGAGCTCTTCCTCTTCGGAGGTAAACTCCGGGATGTGCTCCGACTCCGCGGGCACTCGTGCGCGCACCGCCTCGGTGAGCTCGGCGAGCTCGGTCACGATCAGCATGTGCATCGCGAGAAGATGGTGTGTGTTCTTGGGGTCGCGGTCCTCGAAGAACCCTCGCTCGATGTTGCCAGCGTGAACGTGCTCGGAGAGCCAGTCGAGCCCTCGTGCCGCGTTGAACAGATCGCGCTCGCGCGCCTCTTCTCGGTCTGTCATTTCCCGTACCTCCGGCGCCGCCAGCCATCGACGGCAATGGGGAAGCCCTCGGCCCACTCGGGCTGTTGGGCGAGCAGCCCCTTGAACTCGGCGAGGTCGCCTTCGCCCTCGCGGATTTCGGACACGACTTCGTCGTGAACGGTGAGCACGATCGGATAGCCGCCGGCCTCCGCGCGCAGCATCGCGTCGCGCATGATGTCGCGGCAGAGGGCCTGCACGATGTTCTCGGTGAGCTTGCCGCCGTACGTCGAGGTGCGCGTCCAGAGGCCCGGCTTGTAGGTCGCGTAGCCGGTGAACGTGATCTTCATCCGCCCGAAGTCGGCGTCCCACTCGAGTTGCGGACGGAAGTACGAAAGCAGCCGCCCGCTCGGGAGTCGGCAGTGCAGGAAGCCGCCGCGCACCGCCCACTTGATTCGGCCGTCCGCCATTTCGACGGGCGCGGCCTTCGAGCCCCGCGTGATCGCAAGCTGCGCGCAGCGCTCGGCCTCGTACCAGAACTCTTTTACCTGCCAGTGCTCGTTGCGATAGCCGTACACGATCGTCTCGGCCTGCTGCGACGTGATGTCGATGCCCATGCCACCGGCGTATGCGACCAGCTTCGGCGGGCCCATCTGGTAGCCGCACCCGAGGATCGGCACTTTGCCCCACACCTGCCGCTCGAACTCGTCGGACTTGTATACGGTGCGTCCGACGAACTTCGACGCTTCCCAGGTGTAAATGTCCTGGCCCGGCCACGCGCCCGAGTCGATCTGGCGGAACGCCTCGAGTCCGCCTTCGTCGCCGGCGATCCAGAACGTGCCGCGCGCCTCGATCGCGGAGTAGTCGGCCGCCACGAGCTCGTGACCCGGCGCCGCGGTGATCGCGCCACGCAGGATGCGCGAGAGCAGCACCATCAGGTTCTCGGCGCCGTACATCATCGCCATGTCGTCGTAGCCGTAGAGCTTGAGATCGTCGCAGATCCGCTCCATCTCTTTCGGCTTCGGGCAGTTGCGCGGGAAGTTTTGCGGCTGAATCCCGAGGCCGCCCCAGCGGCCCGTCGTCGCCGCCCAATAGCGGAGGATCTCGCGCACGCGGTCGTCGGCGGACAGCCGGTTCATCATCGCGGCGTATTTCTTCGTGCTCGTCTTGTTGACGCCGATCCAAATCTCGATCGCCTGCGCGACGTGCGGCGGCAGACCAGCGCCCGAAAGGATCCCGCGCAGGTGCTCCGCGCCGATCGTCTCTTTCTCGACCATCGACTCTTCGCCCTCGTCGTCGATCTCTTTGACGAGCTTGGTCGGGATCGTGATGCCTTCGCCACGCAGCCATTCCTTGAACGCGCCGCGCTTCGTCGTCTTGTCGACTTCGTCGCGCGTGATGGCTTTGAGTCGCGCCTGTGCTTCGGCCTCGGCCGCCGCGCCGACCTCGAGCGCTTTCTCGACGAGAGGCCGGTCGAGGTGCAGTCCGCGCAGGTTGATCGTCTGGTCGAGCCGCCACACCTCGAGCTCGCGGTCCTTGAGCGGACGCAGCGCGTTCGACACCGCGCGTTCGGCGCGCACGTCCTGCGCGCAGTAGCGGAACACTCGTAGCAGATCGCGCCGGCTCTGGTGCCACTGCGAGTCGGGGTCGCGCTTCGTCGGGCGCCGCGGCGTGCTGAGTTTCTTCATCAGCCGGTGGCCGTCCATGTCCTTCTGCTCCGAGCAGTTGAGGTCCATGGCGACGTGCTCGAGCTTGCGGCGCATAGCGAACGACGCGGCGATCGCCGCGGAACACTGCCACTGCTCGTGCTCGACGGCGGGGAACCCGTAGCGCGGGACCATGATCGCGTCCCAGATGTTGCGCTCGAAGAATGCGTTGTGCGCCTCAACTGTCTCGCCGAGGAGGATCCGCTCCCAGAGCTCCGTCGGGTCCGGCGAGCGAGCGATGTCGTGGCGCGGCCGGCGGTCGGCGCGCTTCACCACCTGCAACGGCGAGAGATCCTCGAAGCCCGGCGTCCACAGCCAAACGCGCGGGTCGTCGTCCCACGTCCAGCAGAGGCAGAGGATGTCCGTGCTCGCGTCGCGGGCATAACGGTAGGTTCCCACCTGCCGAAGTTCCGCGGCCGAGCGCGTCTCGAAGTCCATGAAGATCACGGCCGGCAGCACCCGTCGCAGCCGTGCCGGTACTCGGCGGCCTTGAGGTCGTCGGGGTCGGGGTGACCGACGCCGTGGGGGCACGTGCGCTCCATCAACTGCGCGTCGTCACGCCACAGTTGCGGCCACGCGCGCATGTGATGGTTGCTGCGGTTGTGCAACGTGCAGTGCTGCTCGGCGCACTCCGAGCTCGGGTGCCCGAGCACGCGCTGCGGGCTGTGCTCGAGGGAGGCAAGCTCGAACGCGCGCAGCGAGCTACCCTCTCCGAGTTCGACCCTTTCGCGCGGCGCGCAGTCGAAGTGCGCCGGCTTCGTCGGCATCACGGGATGGTTCGGGAACGTCAGCGACAGCGGCGCGAGCTTGCGCGGCGGGGCATACTCGGGCACGTCGCCGTTCTGCTCGCGCTTCCGCTTCTCGTACCCCACGGCGAGACGCCGGTAGAACTCGTCCGCCGCGTCCATCAGGGCGCCGCGCACCCGCGCGATCGTGTGATAGCTGGGTTCGGCGCGGAAGTAGTACCCGGCGAGCCGAGACACCACGTAGTTCAGATCACCCTCGGACAAGCCGAGCTTGGCGAGAGCGGCTTGAACCGCCTCGATACGCGCGTCGAGCGCGGCGCGGCGTGCCTGAGAGATGTACGGCATCAGTCGATCACCGGCTCGAGCTCGAGCAGCCGGCGCACGCGCGCGAGGCCGTTCGGGTCGTTCACGTAGTCGCCAAGCACGGCGTTCACGACGTGAACGGCCTGCTCCAGCGTCGGCACGCGGAAGCTGATCGCCTCCCGCACCATGGGGTGCTCGTGCAGATTGTTCTCCGGCTCGATCGCGACGACGAGCGGCACGCGGTGCCCGAAGCACCACGCCATCTCCATCACCGTACCGATCGACACGGACGTGGCGCCCAGCAGGTTCGCGAGCACCATGTCCGCATGCGTGCAGTCATAGTAGTCGCGCGACATGATGCCACGCGAGCTCGACAACACCTTCACCATCGGGTGCTCCACCTGATAGTCGGAGTTCGCCGCGTCGGGGATCGTGCCGAGCTCGGCGAGATAGTCCTTTGCGCGCATCGGCGACAGCCCGAGGATGCCGGGAGCGAACGCGCGGCGCACGCCTTCCCGCCACTCCGTGCAGCCGTTGTACGAGACGCCCGATATCGGGCCCGCGAGGTAGACCGTCTTCATGACTGCTCCACTACCGTCGGCTTGAACAGCGTTGACGGCTCCGCGACCCCGTTCTCGAACCGCTTCAGCGCGAGCAACTCCCGCACCGGGTCCGAGCCGAGGATCGACTGAAGGGCGACCCGCGTCGTCACGTCGAGCGGCCCGTGATCCGTGACCGACACGACCACGTGCTCGTGATATAGCTCGCCGCTCTTCGACGGCCAGCGATCCGAGATGGTCAGACCGAAGAGCTCGGCGGCGCGCGGGAACACTCGCTCGAATTGCGCGTAGCCCTCCGGGCCGTCGAGGTCGATCAGCAGGGTAAAATCGTCCGGCTCGACGACGGTCAGGCCGGCGCTCTGCGCCTTGCGTTTGTCGGCGTCGAGCCGCTCGGGCGTCAGCGCCCGAGTGAAATCGCTGGAGGAGTCGATGTCGGTCATGCCTTCTCCCCTTGGATCACCCGCGCAAAGTGCGCGAGGAATACGGGCGTCTCTTCGCTGATCGCGGCGTCGAAGTGCCGCATGTAAGTGAGGAGCTCGCCCAGGTTCAGGAACCCCGCGTCCTTCGCGTCCTGTGGCGTCAGCAGCGCAACGGTCGTGAGCACGACTCGGTTGATGAAGATGCCTTCGATGCGATGGCCGGTGATCCCCTGCACGGCGCCTTGCCCGACGAACGGGATCGCCGGGCCCTGGTTCGACAACGCCGGCATCGGGATCGCGCGGCACCGGCCGGTGTAGAACAGCGGCCAGAGATCGTCGTGGGCGAACAGGATCATCGTGGCTCCGCGGTGAAAGATGCCCCGGCCGGGGGCGTAGTCGCTAGGAGGGGGTTTCGACGTTGCCCACTCCGGCCGGGGTTCACGAATCAAGGGGCCCGTTAGGTCGCCTCGGGAGACAACCGCCTTCCCCCGCGCACGGGCCAACACGCGGTCGTAAGGGTCTACTCGAGTCCGTCCAGATCGTCGGGCGCGATGTCGGCCTCCGGGATCGCGTCGAACGAATCGGCGGTCACCTTGCCGGAGAACGTCTCGTCGTGCCGGATGAATTGCAACGCGCGAAGACCGAGGCTCACGCCCACGTTCCCCGTCTCGTTGTAATCGAACGGGCTCACGCTCGCCCGCACCCAGCAGCCCGGGTAGAACAGCTTCTCGATGTCGTCACCCGAAATCTCGTTCTTCTGGGCGTCGATCAGGAGAGGCATGCGGATCGACGTGGTGCGCACGAAGATGTTGCCCTCGTAGCCGTCCCACTTCTCGTCGTCGCCGTCCTTGAACGGCAGCCGGAGCTTGGGGCGCTTGTCGGACTTCGGCCACGTGTCGGCCACGAACCGATCCACCACACCGCGAAGCTCGGTGAGGTCGTGCTTGCTCACGTCCTTCCACGGCGAGACGGGCTTTCCGTCTGCGCGCACGCCCGTGACGAGCTCGGGCTTGGGGAACAGAAGGGTGGCGCTGAACTTCGCCTTGTCGCCCTTCTTGTACTCGCGAGCCTTCGCCAACGTGGGAAAGCTGAGCCGCGCGTACTTCGTCAGGATCGTCTCTCGATCACCTGCCATGGTTACCTCCTGGCATTGTCAGCGGCGATGCCGCCTGACACCTTCTCTCTGCACGGTCCAGTGTCGGCGAACATCGGCCCGAATACCTCGCGAATCTTCGCGGATTCGGCGACCGGCATCGCGACACGGGTTTCCCCGCAGAAACGTCGCTTGCACTTGACGCTGCGCCGACGGCGGCCGACGCTCTTGACCCAGATGTGGCGCATCAGACCTTGATCACCTCGCCGTCGGAGAGGAGCTCGGTCAGGAGCTCGACGGGCGCCGGCGAGCTCTCGAGCACGAGCAGAAGTCCGCCCGCGGCCATGAGCGCGCTGCTCAACAGCACCGTCACGAGCTCGGCGCCCTGCGTGCGCTCCTCGTCGGTGGGCTCGTAGTCCTCGCCGCCGGGCAGCAGCACGCCGGCGAAGATGGCGAGCTTCATGCGGTCCAGATTGGTCTGGATCGTCGGGATCAGGCATGCCTGCGGATTCTTCTCGTCGGTCAGTGTCGCCGTGATCTTTTCGGCGTAGCCCACGACGACGTTCGCGATTCCCTGCACCTTCTCTCGGTCCATGGTCAGTCCTCCACCTTCGTGAACGCCTCGATCTGCGGCGTCACCTCGTCCCGCGAGTCCGAGTCCGGGGCCACGGTCGTTTCGCCCAGGGGTTTTATCGCGAACTTCGCGACCCACTCTTTGCCCGCTTTCGTCTTCTCGATCTGCGCAGGCGACTTGAGCTTGCGCGTGAAGATGTCGTCGACTTTCAGGCCGGCCATGTTTCGCAGCCGGCGCTCGACCTCGGCTTCGTCCTGCCACTTGCGGTGCGCCGACTTCCGCACGAGCTTGTAGCCGGGCACCTTCACGCCGCGCTCGAGCGCGGCGAGCAGCATCGTGTTCACCTGCTTGATTCGGAACTCGAGGATGTCGGACACCCGCTTCGCCTCGGCGAGCTCGCGGGGAGTGTAGACCCGCTGCGGCAGTGAATCCACCGACTCGACGACGCCGAGGTCCGGGTCCAGATCATCGGGAAACTGCGCGAGCGCGAGGTCGCTCAGCGCCGGGCACGTCGCCGCGACGGGGCAGAAGTAGTTCTCGCAGTGCCGACCGGGCACGAGCGGCGCGTTCGGATCCTTCGTGCGATCCGCGGCCGCAACCAGAATGCCCGCGAAGCTGAGCAGCGCGTCCACGTCGAACGTCCACGTCCGCACCGGCCCGTCGCTGTGCATGCCGCGCGGCTGCACGATCACGACCGTCACCTTCGACACGTCGTGCTCGCCGCCCACCGCGCGCAGCGCGCCGAGCGCGTAGTACATCATCTGGTCGTTCCAATCGGCCTCGACTTGGATGCCCTTGCCGTACTTGAAGTCGATCACGATCAACTCGCCATAGGGCTCGTAGATCGTGCAGTCCGCCGTGCCGAACATCTCCTCTTCGCGCCCCGGGATCGGGTACACGGTCTGCTCGTAGCTGATCTCGGCGTTCGGGAACTTCGTGCGATACTTGGCGACGGTGTCGATGTAGAGTTGGACCCCGTCGACCATCTCGTCGCCGATCTCGAACCATTCGCCCGGCAGACTCGCGTCGATGGCGTCCGCGATCACCCCGAAATCGGAGATGTACTGGCCCTGGTACTCCATCGGATCGTGGCCCTTGACGAGACAGAGCTCGCCGAGGTAGTGCGCCGACGTGCCCTCGGACGCATAACGCGACGAACCCTTGCGCGCCCAGTCGGGCAGGTTGGCGATCTCTCGCACGGACCCGGGACAGGCGATCCAGCGACCGGAGCTCGAGGCCCCGAGGACGGCGTGAACGGAGGAAGGCATGATGCTCCTAGCTCGGCCGCGCCTGAATCGCGGCGAAGATCAGTCCGACGTTCGCGACCGCGTACGCCCCGTACGTGAGGCACCACGGCCAGTTGCTCTGGAGGGCGTAGCCGACAGCCGCGCCGAGATACAGCAGCCCGCACGCGGCGGGGAAGAGCTCGACCCACGTCATTCGCTGAAGTCCGTCGTGCGGATCGTGAGCCGCTGGTACTGGTCCGCTTGCAGCGCGAGCGGGATCAGCCACTTGAGATTGGGGATCACCTTGTCGGGCAGTGCGTCGACCGCCCAGCACTGCACGCGCTCGTCGGTCGCGGTGACGCAGTGTGCGATCCGCACGTCGAGCGCGACGTAGAACGTCACGCGGTAGCCTTTGCCGAAGAGGACCGCGAACGGATACCAGCGCGATGCCGGCACGCTCCAGCCCGTCTCCTCCTCGAACTCCCGCGCCATGGCCTCGCTCGGGTACTCGCCCGGCTCGATCTTGCCGCCGATGCCGTTCCACTGGCCGCGCTGCCACTCGGGCTTCGCCTTCTCGATCAGCGCGACCTCGGTGCGGTCGCGGTTGAACGCGAAGCCGCAGACGTACTCGGTCATGTTAGGCCCTCACAAGTATGGCCGGCGCCCGGGGAGCGATCCGGGCGCCGGCCGTTGCCCGCCGTCCGTCTACTTGCTGAAGTCCGCGAGCAGGGCCGCGAGTGCCTCTTCGGGCGCGTCGGACACGCTGTTCGCCCCGTGCTTGCGCAGCGTCGCCAGAGCCTCGTCCTTCGAGTGCGTCTGTCGGAAGGTGCGCAGAGCCTCGCGCACCTGATCGCGCGTGACCGCATCCGCCGCGGGCTCGGCCGGCGCTGCGGGCGCCGCCGACGCAGGCTCGGCCGGCGCTGCGGGCGTCGGAGGCGCGGGGGGCGCCTCGGGCGCGGCCGCGCGGGGCTTGCGCGTCGCTTTCTTGTCGGTCGCCGCGGGCGCTGCCGGTGCGGCGGGAGCGGTGACCGGAGCCTCCGCGGTCGTCGCGCCGGGGAGCGCCTCGATCTTGAACGACTTGGTGAACGCCTCGACCGCATCCGCGATGCGCTCGAGGTTCTCTTCGATCGTGAAATTCGTCTTGGCCGCCATCAGTCTTCGTCCTTTCGTTTGTAGCCGCGCGCTAGGCGGCCGTCGATCATCTTCCGGGTCCGTTCCCAGCCCAACTTCTGCATCACCTGCGCGAGCCGGCGCGCGTCCGTCGTGCTTGCCTGATCCAGATCCCGGCGCAGGCAGTCGTGAAAGACAGTGTCGGTTGAGAGGAAGTTTTCTCCCGCATATTTCTCGTTGAGGAACGTGTCGAGCTTGTCCTCCCACGGATCCCGCACCCGGCGAAGCTCCTGCTCGCGCTCGGCCGCCTCGCGCTCGGTCATGGGGAGGGCGATCTCGCCGCGCGCGCCGTAGTACCACGTGTGGTACGCCTCGGCCCATAGCTCTTCGCGCGGGACTTCGAGGTGGTCGCGGATCATGCCGACCCGCATCGGGAGGAACCGGCGGTTGCCCGTGATGTCGCGCAGGTACTCGGCGTCGTTCGTAGTCCCGATGAAAACGCACTGACGTGGAAAGGTGCGCGTCTCTTCCTCATACGGCAGACGCACCCGGTCCTCGGTCTTCGAGAGGAACGACTTGAGCACGTCCACGTCGGCTTTCTTCATCGACGCGAGCTCGTCGATCTCGATGATCCACTTGCCGCGCATCGCGCTGATCACGTCCTTCTCGTTGTAGCCGCCGATCGCGGGCAGGCCCTCGGCCGCCCACTGGCCGCCGAGGTGCTTGATCAACGAGCTCTTGTAGCCGCCCTGCGGGCCCTCGAGAATGATCATCGAGTCGAACTTGATCCCCGGCTGCATAGCACGCGCGACCGCGGACGTGAGCATCAGCTTCGACACGGCGCGGTTGTACTGCGTGTCCTCGAGATCGGAGCAGTTGATCAGCCACGTCTCGAGTCGCTTCGTTCCGTCCCATTCGCGAGTCGTCAGCCACTTCTGGAGCGGATGCTCGCGCTGCACGAGGCCGTCTTTTGCTCGCTTCATCGTCGCCTTCGCCGGGTCGCCCGACCACGGCAGCGTCATCCATCCCGGGTCGATCTTGTGGTTCTCGCGCGTGATCGCGAGCGCCACTAGTTCGGTCATTTGGTCGGTGTACTCGGCGCCGTCGTCGACCCACTCGAAGTGCTGCTTGAGCAGCCCGAGCTGGTCGCGTAGGTAGCGCTTGCCGCTGAACACGTCCTCCGTGATGCCGAGGCCGTAGTATTGGCAGGCGAGGATCACGTTCTGCGCGATCGTGTGCTTGACCTTGCCCTGCTTGTCGACCTCGAGCATCGGTCGCTCGCGGGACTCCGGCGTGCCCGCCGCGGGCAGCGGCTCGTTGAGCTCGTCGGGGAACTCTTTGTCGATCTCGTACGGGACGTGGCCTCCCGCTTCCGAGACGTACCAGAACAGCGTCTTCTCGGTGCGCGCGTCGCTGCGGTTGTCGCTCGCGTACTCCCAGAACGTGTCGATCGACTCGCGCGCGCTGGCATACTTCGGGTCGGCGGTCGACCATTTGCTGAACGCCTCGCGCCCTTCCTCCGATCCGTTGCAGGCGTAGTGGACGCTGAACATCAGGTTGCGCCACTTCTCGTAGTCCTGAAAGTCCGTCGGCTCGAGTTGCTCGAGGCACTGCTCGAGCACGTCGATGGCGATCTCCTCGCCGGGCGCGCGCTCGCGCTTCGGCAGGTTCGGCTTCGCGATCATCGCGAGCAGCGGTGCGGGGCACGCGGGCACCGGGCCCGTCTCGTGCTGCACCCAGCGGTAGTGGTTCCCGTTCGGGTGCTTCGAGCCCGGCGCAAGCACCTGCCGGCCGTACGATTTGAACTCGATCGCGCCGCCGAACACCTCCGTCGAGTTCCGCACGCGCGTCTCGTCGGGGATCGTGAGATAGACGTGGTAGCCGCCCGAGCCCGTCTCGACGATCGGGCACGCCGAGAGGTCGATGCCGAGCTCGAGCTCGAGATCCTCGAGCAGCGTCTTCGCGTTGCGCCCCTTCGCGTCTTTGTGCTTGGGGTCAACGTCGATCACGAGCTCCGTCTTGCGGAGCCGCACGCCGACGTTGCCGCCTTCCTTGATCCAGTCGATGATCTCGGACTTTTCGTACGGCTGAATCACCCAGCGGTTGTCGCGCGGGGCCTTGCCGACGAACAGGCCGTTCGCCTTCGCGTCCCATTTCTTGATCGGGATCAGATCGAAGCCGAGCTTGAGGCAAGGCTTCAACTGATCCTTGTCGACTACTCGCATCTAGCTCACCTTGATTCCCGCGGCGGTCAGCCGCTCGGCCCACTCGGTGCGGGCGGTTCGGATGCGCGCGTGGACGGATCCCACCGACCACGGACCCGGCGCCTCGGGGAAGCGCAACGGGAATTTCTCGGCGAGGCTCGCCATCGGCTCGCCCATGGCGTTGACCACGTACAGCTTCGCGTTCCAGCCGCCCTCGGTCAGGAACACATGCAGCAGGCGCGCGATGTCGAAGTACCGCGCGTTCGATTCGTCGAACCCGAATGGTCGCATCGACTTCTGGATCTCGCCCTTCGAGAGGGCGCGCATCCAGAACTTCCACGGCGCGCCGCACTTCCCGCACACCCACTCGTGGTTGCTGGTGCAGTGGCGGATACGCGCGTGGCACTTCGAGCAGCGCTTTGCGTAGACGCGGCCCACCGTGTCGATGTAGTTCAGCGCAGGCGCGCCGAACGATTCGCGTTGGTCATAGTAGAAGCGGATCCAGCCGTCGGCTGTCAAGCGCCTAACCTCGCCACGTGTCCTTGATCATGTGGACCAACTGCCGATAGCCGTTGGCGTGGACCAGCCCATGCGATTGCAGCCACGAGCTCGGCCCGTTGTTGTAGCCGTGCCGGTACACCGAGGACATGCCGACCATGTAGCCGCCCTGCCAGATGCCGGGCCCGTGGCCGTGTCCGACCATCGACCGCGTGCCGATCATCGACAGGTTGCGCAGCGAGCCGCGCGCGCCGTCGGGTCCGCGGTGCCCGTGCATCCCGAGTTCGACGCCGCCGATCTGGCACGGCTCGTCCGTGTTCAGGAAGCGGATGTTGTCGGGTAGCAGGTGATTCTGCCGGAGCGCGAGCTCGAGCGGGATCGGGAACGAGCCGTGCCCCTCGAAGTGCTCGAGCATCAGGTAGCTCAGTTGGTGGAACAGCTTCGCGTTCTGCGGCTCCGGGTGTGCGCGCTCGAGCCACTGCCCGAGGAAGTCGTCGTGGTTGGAGCGGACGACTAGCACCTCCTCGAACTCGGGGAGGTTCAGCAACCACTGCGCCACGCCCGCGAGCTCCTGCGCGATCGACCCCTCGCCCTTGCCCACGAGCGCCGCGCGCGTCAGCCGATTCGCGAGCTCGTGGTGGTTGACGTTGCGGTTATCCGCGAGGTCGTGCAGGAAAAGGCGACGGGGGCGAAGCGTTTCGTGAATCCCACCCTGACCGAATGTGGCGTTCATCACCGTCGGCGACACGAAGTGGGGCGCGTGTATGTCGCCCATCACCAGCGCCTCGGGCGGCGGGGCGGCCTCACCACCCTGCGCGGTGTAGCGCCGGTCGAGGTCCGTGAAACCCTCGCCGTCCCACGTCACTTCGCGGAGGTAGAAGCGGTTGCCGCGCACCTCCACGATCACGCCGCCGAGCGAGTGGTGGAAGTCCGCCATGTCGCCGGCCAGCGTCTCGCTGTAGTTCTTCTCGGTGATCGCGCCCGACGAGTACAGGATTTTCGGGAGCTTCGACTGTGGCGTGGCGACGGTGCGCATCGACAACTGCGGGTGGCCGAACACCGCGCTGCGGTCCTTCGTGCGCCCCGACAGCCGCGCGGGCAGCGGGTTGTGCGCGGTGGCCTGCGCCTTCGTCGTCATGATCGACAGCTTCTCGTGCGGTCGGAGCTCGTTCTCGAGCATGAAGTCGGCCAACGCCGGATCCCACCAGCGCTCACCCCGCGCGCGCTCCGTCTCGGAGCGGGTACGCGGATTGGTGTAGAGCACGGGGTTGATCACCAGCTTGCCGTCGCGCTCGCCGCACCACTTCTGGATGGCGGCGAGGAAGTCGCGGTTCGCGTAGCTCTCCTGCACGGCGCAGGTGACGAAGAAATCCTCGCTGCGCTCGAGGGCCTTCACGTCGCGCGTGGAGCGCTTGAAGCTGGAGGCGATCTTGTCGGCCGACGCCGGCCGCGAGGACGTGGCGACGCCGGTGGCGTAGAGATCGGGATAGCGGCGGCGGGCCCAGCGCTGAAACGCGGTGTGATCCGCGAACGGGAGCTTGTGCTCTTTGCGGAGGCGGCCTACGATGGTGCGGCTGCCTTCGGTCGTCTTGCCGCGCTGCCGCGCAACGAGCCAGAGGCGCACCGCTTCGGCGGCTTCGGGATGCTTCGAGAACCAGATGTCGAGAGTCAACGGAAACCTCCACGTGAGACGGACATCGGTGCCGCCGGCCACTGTGTCGGCTGGCACCACGAAAGATCGCCGCTAAAGTTCTGCTGTCACCCCGCCGAACAGTGGGGGCACCAACCGGAAGAGGAGTCCTTCGATGGCCGAGGCGATCATGTTCGAGCAGAGCCTATACGACCGGCAGGGCGAGCGCAACAGCCCGGCCTACACCCGCGAGCTCGAGGGCCGCGTCCGCTCCCTGGAGTCAGCGCTCGCCACCGCCCAGACCGAGGTGGCGCGCCTGTCGCGCTGCCCGCTCACTGGCGCCTTCGGGCGCGGCCGGCTGGACGATCTGCTCGGGCTGGCCCTCGCGCGCTCCGTACGGCGCAACAGCGGCGCTCCCACGCTAGCTCCCAAGGCTGCCGGCGTCCTGTTCATCGACGTGGACGGGCTGAAGCCGCTCAACGATCTGGACGGCCACCCCGCGGGGGACACGGCCCTGGCTGCGGTGGCGCGCGCCATCCACTCCTGCCTCCGCGCGCCCGACGTGCTGGTCCGCTACGGCGGCGACGAGTTCGTGGTGATCGTGGACGAGACAAGCCCGCTCGGGCTGCTCGCGCTCGGCGACCGCATCGCAGAGGCCGTCCGCACCACGTCACCCGTCACGGTGTCGATCGGCGGCGCCGCGCACGAGGTGGGAGAGACGGCCCCGGCGCTGATCGCGCGTGCCGACCGCGAGTGCTACCGCGCGAAGAGCTACGGCGGCGACCGCGCCGTCGGGCCCTTCCTGCACCGTGGGATCCAGCAGTGATCCCGCGCAACCTCGACAAGCTCTATCTCGCCCGCGCAGCACTCGAGGGCGATCTGAACCCCAACTTCGAGGCGCGGCTGCCGAAGCCGCGGACGCACAGGCCGACGCGACGCGAGACGCTCGCCGAGTATCTGCGCCGCGGCGGCACGGTCACGAAGGTGCCGGCGGGGTACGCCGACAGCCGACTGATCGTACTACAGGGAGGCGACTAACATGCCGACACGGCATCACCGACGCACGAAGGCCCGCCAGGAGCAGGCCGTCGAGCGACAGACGGCGCGCGACGCGCGCGGCGACGCGGGGCAGATCGCCCGGCTCGACAAGGGCGGCTTCCGCGCCGAGCGGGAGCGCAAGCGGATCGCGGCGCGCGCCGCGAAGGCGTAGAGTGCTCCGCGTTCTGCGCTGGTACATCGGGCGACGGGGCGAGCGGGCGCTGCCGTTCGGCTTCAAGCTGATCGACGGCGTGTGGCCCGCTGCGGCCCCGGTCCCGGGGCAGACGATCGTCTCCTCGCGCACCGCGGTGTTCTACTACCCGGACTCGCGCCGCGGCGCGCACGAGCGGCGGTCGATTCTCCGCACGTGGCCCGCCGGCGGCGATCACCACGTCGCGCTGCTCGGGAGGCCGCATGGCTCGCGGTAGCGACTGCCAGCACTGCGGCGGAAAGAACGACGGCGATTGCGTCATGTGCGGCGGCTCGGGCTGGAACCCGCCGGCGCGCGACCCGGATCGTCGCTGCGGCTGCTGCGGTCGGGCCCTTTGGTACGGCTCGCGCGGGCCGGTGTGGTACGCGCACCTGCTCGACGAGCACGACGACGACCCGCGCTGCGAGCCTTGCCTTCGCAGATCAAAGACACCCCCCGTTTCGCAACCGAGAACGCGGAGGCGTTCGATGGAGGACATCACCCTATGACCAACCGGGTCAAGGACGCGATCTACTTCGGCGTGGCGATGGTGCTGCTAGTTTTGGTGGCCTCAATCCAGACGCCGAGCGAACTGAAAGCGCAAAAATTTCGCCGGGGGTTTTTCTCCCGCATCGACTGGGGGCTGGTGCTCCTGATCCTTTGGCTCTTCACGATCTTCCACTGGGGGTACCTGATTTGGACCGCCTAGCCGAGTTCGGCACCGACGAGCGCGCCATGTACTTGCGCCGGCGCGCGATCCTCACCGCGACGGAGCTTCTGCGTCCGGGCCACGAAGATGTCGAGGATCTCGCGAGCGACATCGTGCTCGCTTTGCTGCGACAGGACCACAAGGCGCACGCAGAGGGCGCGAGCGTGCCGCCGAAGTACCTGCGGCGCACGTTCCGCTGGGTCGGCATCGACGCGCTGCGGCTGATCCGCCGTTCGCGTGACATGCGCGCACCGATCTTCGTCACCGACGGCGAACACGAGCGGCAGCACTTTCTCGTTGACCACGACACGCCCGAGGCGTTCGCAATCGCGGCCGAGGCTGTGCGCGATCGTCTCCCGCTCGAGGCCAAGCGGGCGAAGTGGCGCGAGAAGCGGCGGCGGTTCGTCGCGCGCCGACGAGCTCAGCAGGCCGCCGTTTGAGTACCCACTGCTATCGCTGCTCGCGGTGCGGCGCGCTCTCGCGCGTCTGGGACGGCCTGCTGCGATTCACCACGGCGGCGCAACCGCGTCCGGCGTGTCGGGACTTCGAGGCGTGCAAGGCGCGCGCTGCGAACCGGAAACCCCGCGTCGAGGTCTGGCTCGACGCAGACTTGTCGGCGCCCGCTGCCCCGGCGGAAGACGACTGGAGCGACCTACTATGACCATCGGACTTGGAATCGTCACGAACTTCGGCGCGCTGCTCGGCTGCGATCAGCAGGAGACGCAGGGCGGCAACAAAGACTACACCGACGACAAGCACCTCGAAGTGCGCGGCCTGCACGCGATCATCGCGGGCAGCAGCGCCGGCCGCTACTTCGCCGCGTCGGTGCTCGCTTCGGGCGGGATGCTCGGCGCGATGCACTATCCGGTCGGCGAGACTCCCTGGAGCGAGATCAGTGTGCGCGCGTTCAGTCGCGTGCTGCGCTCGTCGCTCGAAGAGTACGGGTGGCTGCCGGAGCTCAAGCCCGGGACGCCGCCGTACTGGGAGCTCTCGATGCTGCTCACCGACGGCCGTCGGTTGTTCGAGATCAACACGGCCCTGATCCCGCGCGAGGTCGAGCTCGGGCGCTTCGTGTCGATCGGCGTCGGCTGGGACACGGCGCAGGCCGTGATCACCGGCTTCGAGGGGCTCGCGGTGCCCGAGGCCGAAGTGGCGCGCGTCGCACTCGAGACGACGATCCGGCACGCGCTCCACTGCGGCGGCGAGGCCCGCCTTCACACCGTGGCGCCCTCCGAGGGCGTGCGGCTGGTGTGGTGAAATGAGGCGACTAGGCGAATGGATTTCGGCGGTCGATTGGGACTTCGTGGGGGCCATGGGCGTCGTGCTCGGCCTAATCATCCTGGGGATGTCCAATGGCTGCTGACACGCGCTCGCACGACGAGCGGCTCGTGCTCGCGGCGACTGCGCTGCAAGAGGCGAGCGCACGGCTGCTCGCGCTGGCCGAGAAGGTGCGCACGGCGCAGGACTACACGTCGAAGCCGGCGATCCGCGACGAGTGCGACAAGACGCGCGCGGCGATCGGGCAGGTGAGTGACCACCTACTGCGGCTCTACATGGACGTGATAGCCGAGGAACTTTCCTAACCCAAATCCGATTCGATGGAGGCCCCCATGGCAAAGCGAAAGACGAAGAAAGCGAAGCGAGTGACCGTCAACGACCTCTGCGTGCGGCTCGCCGCCGTCGAGGCAACCCTGGCATCCGTGGCGCCCGTGCTGCGTGACGCCGAGATCGTGCGTCGTCGCGCCGAGCTCGAGAAGCGCTACGAGTGCGAGCAGCGCGAGCGGTTCGATCGCAGCCAGAAGCGATATCGCGAGAAGCTGCATGCGGCGCGCGAGCAGGCGCACGCAATCACGAACGATCTGCGCTGCTACCTCGACAAGTGTACGGACAATCCGTACCCGCCGAAGTACGTGCGCCTCATGACGCGCTGCCTCGATCTGCTGATCGCGCAGAACACGCTACGCCGCGAGAGCTACGCGCTCTTCGAGCAGGGACGCCGGCTCCGAAAATCGTAAAACGGATTCCCGTTCGATGAACGGCGAATAGCACAGGGAGAACGAGTATGCGATTGACCGATGCAATGCGGGTCGCGCTGTGGCAGATCGCCGCGGCGTCGACCGGCCAGGGCCGCCGTGGCTTCCGCAAGGAAGACGCTCAGGCCACGTTCCGGGCCTCGACGATCACCGCGCTGCGCAAGCGCAACCTGATCGCCGCGCGCCGACTGAACGTGGGCTGCAAGGCTACGCCCGTCACGTTCTTCGCCCCGACCGAACGCGGTCGGGACGTGATCGCGGCCGGCTACTGACCCCGCCCCGTCGCCTAACCTAAAATTGGGCGACGGGGCATTTCATTTTCCAATTTCAAACTCCATTTGATGGGCGCGCTGGCGCGCTGGGAGGATCCATGGCAACCACAACCGGAAAGATCACGCAGCCAAGGCAGCAGTCCTGGCCGCTGCGATCGAAGAGAACCGACAACTTCTGCGATCGCTTGCCCTCGCTGTTTCGCCGCAGGCCAGCATCGTCGTCAACACAGTGATCGTGAACCTCGAATTCGTCCGGGAGTTCGCCGCCGATTTCAGCAAGGCACTCGACCGAGACGTTCGGCTCCGCGATCGAACCGATCACTGAGTTTCAGCGCTGGCTTTGCCGCGTTGATTCGATGATCGAAAAGCCGTCTGGCGATCCGCCGACGGTCGGCGCTGCACCGCGGTCGACAATGTCGCCGCGCTCGCCGAGCTCTGGCAGCGCAGCGAAGCGACGAGCTCGAGCGAAGCGCCAGCGTGCGCTACGACGAGCTCGTCGCCGCTAGCCGCGCCTCGCACGCCTCGCCCGCATTTGGGTGATATGCGTGTAGCGAAAATTTTGGGTGATAAGGGTGTAAGGGGGAGCTCCTGCGCCGAGTTGCGCGCTAGTTGCCGCCGCATGAGCCGGCAACCCCCACGGGTGCTAGTTGCGTGCGCACGCGCCGGCAACTCCGCTGCGGCGCGAAAATTCCGCTGCGGCGCTAGTTGCGTGCGCGTGCGCTGGCAATTCGCGCCGCGCGCGAAACGTCCGCCTCGGCGCGAATTTCTATCAGAATAGAATTTTCTTGCCTCGCGCGTTCTATTCTGGTAGAACATTTCGCGAGCCGTTGCGGGTGACGCAATTTGCGGGCGCGAAGTGACGGCGCGCGTCACTTTCAAGTGTCGCAGAGGGCTACGGCGAGCGGAGCGCGCGCCGCAGCGCTGGCACACGGGTTGCAGTAGGATCCGGCACACACCGAAAGGGGTTCCCAAAGTGAAGCACGCAATCAAGCTCTACCGGACGGCGCTGGCGGACCTTCCCTACGCAACCGTGGAAGTGGAAGCGCCGAATATCATCGCGGCGCTAATGGAAGCGCTGCGCCTCAACCCGGACGCGGAGAGCGCGTCGGAAGTGAAAGCGCCGCTACAGTACGCGCGCCCGAACGCGGGAGGGCGCTAGCCGTGGCTAAGCTCGTATACGCGCCTCGGAGCTTGCGCGACGCGGAGCGCGTCGCCGTAGAGTGTGATTGCGTCGCGCTGCGCCGGGTGTGCGCGCTGTGCCGCGCGGAGTCGCGCGCCGAGTCGCGCGAAGGGAAGCGCCGCCGCGCCGTCGGGCGCGATTGGCGCGGGTTCGGCTCGCGCGCCGCGATGGTAGCGGCGCAGCGCGCGGAAGGTGCCGCAATTTGCGGGCGGAAGTGACGACTAACGGCACCCGAAAGGGGCGCGGCGCGCGGAGCGCGCGCGGCAGCGCTGGCACACGGGTTGCAGTAGGGGAGGCTATGACGAACGGCAAGGGGCTAACGCCCGAAGAGAACGCGCGGCTAGACGCGGCGATAGCCGCCGCTGCCGCGGAGCTTACGCCCGCGCAGTGTGCGCGGCTAGACGCAATCTCGGCGCGGATCCGCGCGCGTGACGTGCGAGCCGCGGAGCGGCGCGCGCTGCGCGCTCGCCCCGAGAATCGTCCGGGTTTCCGATTCAACCGCCGAACGCGCGGGGAGGGCTAGGGCATGTCGGACGATTGGCGCGAGCGCGAACGCGCGCGGTTTGCGTGCGGCGAGTACAAACCCGTACCGTGGCACGCGGAAGAGTGGTGGACGGCGCTAACCGCGGAAGGTGCGCCGCTCGCCGACCACTTCGCGCACGCATCGGTCAAGCACGGCGCACAGATTGCGTTTACCGAGAACGCGGACAAAGGGGCGCGCGATCGTCAAACGGCTATGAAACCCGGACGCTATCTCGCGCGTTTCGTGTCGGCGCTGGATCCCGACGCTGTGCGCGAGTGGGCCGGACGTTTCGCCGCGGAGAACGAATCCCCCGAGCTATTGCTAGCCGAAACCGCGGACGAGTGGGAAGAGATTTACACTAGCGGCCCTAATTCTTGCATGTCGCATAGCGCTAGCTCGTACGAGTCGCCGTGCCATCCCGTGCGCGTCTACGCTGGCCCAGATTTGAAGCTAGCCTATATCCGCCGCGACGGCGAAGTAACGGCGCGCGCGATTGTGTGGCCTAGCAACCTAGTACATACGCGCGTCTACGGCGACGAAACCCGCCTAATCGCTGCGCTTCACGCGGCCGGCTACTCGGAAGGTTCGATAGAGGGCGCGCGGATCCGAAAAATCGCACACGGTTACGAGTACGTGTGCCCGTATATTGACTACGTTAGCGCCGTTTCGGATAACGGCGATTGGCTAGTAATCGACGAATCCGGGGAGTATAACGCGCAGTGTACCCACGGATTGACGGAAGGTTCAAGCTACGAAACCTGTAGCGCGTGCGACGAACGATACCCCGAGGACGAACTATCCTATTATGAGGCGGCCGACGGCTCGCTTTGTAGCGGTTGCGCGGACGATATTATCCGACACTGCGACCACTGCGAAAACTCGGTACACCGCGACAATATCAACTATTCCGCGTCGCAGCGGATGGACATTTGCGACGATTGCGTAAGCTCGCACTACGCGCGGTGTGCGTGGTCGCGCTGTGACGCGCTAGTGCCGTCGGAGGACGCGATTACCGACATGGACGGCGATACGGTTTGCAGCGATTGCGCCGAGTCGAATTATACCCACTGCGAGCCGTGCGGCGAGTGGTGGCCTAACGGCGAAGTAAACGAGTCGGGGCACTGCGAGAATTGCGCCGAGTCGGAGGAAAAAGAGAACGCGGACGCGGACGGCGAGGAGTCGGGCGACGCGGACGCGCCGGCGCGATGCTCGCTAGTCCAGCCTATCCCGACGGCCGGTAGTTTCGAGTACGTCCGCGCGTGGGCTACCGAAACCCCCGGAATAGTGGTAACGCGCGCGACGCGCTCGGACGCTTCCGAGTCGCGGCGGTTTGTAGTCACCCACGCGGCGAGCGGACTAAGCGCCGGAATCCATAGCGGCGATCGCGACGCGGCGACGCGCGCAGCGAACGCGCTAGGCGCGCACCCGATAGACTGGACGCTAGCCGCGGACGAACTAACCCGCGCGGAGCTAATCGACGCGACGCGCCGCGCAGTGGCGGACGCGCGCGACGCGATGGAAGGGCGCGAGCGCGCGCCGCTCCCCGAGCGCGTGCCCGATCCCGCCCCGTGCGCCTACGGTGTGAACGGTTGCCCGTGCTCGTGCCCGACCGAATCGGAGAATAACTAACATGCCCAAAACCGAACGCACCCTAAAGACTCCGCGGAGCTTGCTGGATATGCTCACCTACTCGCGGCCGGCGGGATCGCGCGCGGAAGTGGAATTTATCAAACGCTTCCTAGCTCCGCTCGGGTGCGAGATTGACGGCGCGGGGAACCTAATCAAGCGTATCGGATCCGCGCCCGTGCTTTGGTCGTGCCACACCGATACGGTACACAGCGGGAAAGGTGGACGGCAAAACGTCCGGGTAGAGGCGGGGAAAATCAAACTAGCGCGCGACTCGCAATCGTCTTGCCTCGGGGCGGACGATAGCGCGGGAGTTTGGCTAATGTCCGAAATGATCCGCGCGGAAGTGGAAGGGCTATATATCTTCCACCGCGGCGAGGAAATCGGCGGGATCGGATCCACCTACATAGCAGAGGAAACCCCCGAGCTATTGGACGGGATCCGCTACGCGATCGCGCTTGACCGAAAGGGGTTCGACTCGGTTATCACCTATCAGGGTGCGCGCTGCGCGTCGGACACTTTCGCGGGTGCGCTCGCCGACGCGCTAGGCGGCGATTTCGAGCCGGACGAGTCGGGACTATTCACCGATACGGCGAATTATGCCGAGCTTATCCCCGAGTGCAGCAACCTAAGCGTAGGTTACGAGCACGCGCACAGCGCGAAGGAAACGCTAGACGTAGGTTTTATGTTGTGGCTACTGCCGCGACTAATGCGCCTAGACGTTTCGGCGCTGCCCGTCGCGCGCGATCCGAAAGCGGATCCCGAGTGGGGCGACGATTGGGGCCAGTGGCCTAAAGGTGACGCGGCGCGGAAGTGGGAAACCGTTTCGGGGTGGGGCACTCCCGCCGGATCGGGTGACGACTATTACCGGCTACTACGGCTCGCGGAATCGGAACCCGAAATCATCGCGGATATTCTCTTGCACTACGGCATAACGCCGCAGGAAGTGGAAAGGTGGAAACGGTAGCCTATGGTAAAAGCGTACGGGTTGGCACTCAATCAAGCGTTATCCGATATGGACGCGCTGCGCTCGCGGGCGGACGTTTCGCCGCTCGGGTTGCGGGCGAAGGTAGTAGCGACGCGCGACGGCGAGCGTACCTATTACCTAGACGGGTATGTAGTCTACGGCGACGGCGCGGAGCGGCGGCGCTTCTATCGCTTGTCGGGCGGGATCGGAAGCGCCGTAACTGTGATGGACGAAAACGGCACACCGATAGCGGACGCTGCGCGCAAGGGGCGCGGACTATCCGCGGAGTTTCGCGAGTGGATCGCGGACGCTGCCGCGACGGATCGCACACTCTGCCGATTCTAGTCCGCGTCGGAAGTGTGCTCGCGGTACTCTATTGGGGGGTATCGCTAGGCGCGGACGCGCTGCTAGTCGCGTCTATCGTCGTAATCGTGTGTATCCCCGGACTAGCGAAAGGGGTAGAGTAGTGGCGCGATTTTTCGTCTACGAAATGCAAGAGTGTACCGAGTACCGGAAATTCCGTTACGAGGTAGAGGCGGACACCGAGGCGGACGCGATCGCGAAAGCGAAAGCGGGCGACGCCTCGGACCCCGAGGATTGCGGCGAAATGGGCGGCGGCGACGGTTGCGAGTTTGGCGATAGCGGGTGGGCCGCAGTAGTCGAAAATAACGCGGACGGGTTGACGGATTACGATATGTTCCGCCGCGCGTGCGACGATTTCGAGGGGTCGCGATAATGACGCGCCGACACTTCGAGGCGTTCGCCGAAATGGTCGCGGCGCTGCCCCTAACCGACTCCGAGCGGCTAGAGGTAGCCTCGGGTATCGCGGACGTGTGCCACCGATTCAACCCGCGTTTTTGCGAGGTTCGGTTTGTGCGCGCGTGCTTCCCTAACGGCGACATGCCGCTATCAGAGGGGAGGGCCGACTAATGGCACGCGCACACCCGTCCGCGCCGGACGTGGAAACGGTAGACGAGTACCGCGCGCGGCTCGCGCGCAGTGGCCTAACGCTCTATCGCTTCGCGCGGTTGCATATCCCGAGCGGACGCCTCACCTACGCAACGCACCCCGAGGCATCGGAGCTAGCGTTTTTGCGGTTGCTCGATCGGTGGAACGCGCAGCGCTCGCCGTGGAAGTATTGGCGGGAGGACGCGAGCTAATGCGGCGCTTTGTTCCGCTTTCGGACGGCGAGCACGCGCTAGCAATGGCAGCATGCGCCGGACGCCCCGAGCTAGACGCGCTACGGCTCGCGGGTGCTACGCTGGACGGCGAGCGCGTGCCGGGTTCCGCCTACGCGCTGCGACGCGCCGCCGCGTGGGCACTCTACCACGCGGAGCGGAGCGCGCGCGACGCGCTGCGCGTGCTGCGCTCGGACCTTTGCGGCGCGGCGAGTATCCACGCGGGGAACGCTGCGCGCTACGCTGCGGCGGCCGGCTACTTGCGGGAGGCGGCGCGCGAGCGCTCGCGCCGAGTGACGCAAAACGGCGCTAGGGTGACGCCGTAAAACGTCACCGAAAGGTCCGCTAGTGCGCAACTATAGGCTACGGCGCGCGCTCCGCGCTCCGCGCCCGTGGCACACGGGTTGCAGTAGGGTAGTCACGTCCGAACAAACAAAGGGGAACGAAAATGGGTTACGCAATCTCGGCGCTGGTCCTCGGGTTCGCGGGTGTCATGTTCTACGCGCTGGTCAACGTCGCAACGGTTGCCGGCCTCTAACCCCCGATCCAGTACGAAAGGAAACGTCTAGCCATGTTCGACCGAATCGTCTCCGTCCTCGGGTTCGCCGCTTCGCTCACGGGTTCCGCGCTGGCACTCGCGCGCGTGGTAGGTGCGCTGTAGTGGGCCGCTCAATCTCACTACTGGAGCGCTGCGCGCGTATCGCGATGCTTTCGGGTGCGCTGGTAGGGCTGGCCCCGATCGGCAGCGCTACGCGCCGCATGCGGCGCGCGGAAGAGTCGCGCGCGTTTCGCCTGCTGGACGCGGCGCGCGCCGACGCGGCGGCCGATCGGGCGCGAGCGCTCGGGATCCGCGAGCCGCGCCGCGCAGTGGGGGCGTAGCCGTGCCCGTTCAATTCGACGGCGAGGGCGCGGCGGCAATTCTTGCCGCTGCCAAATGGATCGACGGCGAGGGCGCAGCGATGCGCCGCGCCGCGGATAACGGCGATCCCGAGGACGCGGGTTATCGGCGCGGCGCGGCGGACGCCTACTTGCACGCTGCCGCCGCTGTGCGCGCGATGGCACGGCCGCAACCGCACGGGTACTGCCGTTGCTTCGGGTGCGAAAAGTGAGCGGCGGCGGAATCATGCTGGACACCCCCGAGGCTATCCGCTTCGCGCGTTTCGCTGCGCTGCGCTCCGCGCTCGCGATGGAAGCGAAAGGGCTACGGCTATCGCGCCGCCGCTCCGCGCTCGCGATCGCGAAAGGGGAGGGGTACCGCGGCAATCGGGCGCGCGTGCTCGCCGCAATCTCGGCGGACGTGGCGCGCGCGTGCGGCGAAGCGCCGCCGCTGCGCGAGTGTGTCGCAGGGTTGCCCGTCCGCTGCCCGTCTTGCGGCGCGCTCGCCGTTCACGCTTTCACAGCGGAGCGCGCAGCGCGCGAAACAGACGGCACTGTAGCCGTGTGCCATCCCGACGCGGGCGGTTGCGGTGTAGGGCTCGCGATCGCGTCGGAGGGCGCGAAGTGAGCGGCGGACGCTGCGCCAACCCGCGCGCGTGGGTTCCGCTCGCAATCGCCGCGGAGCGAAGCACGGCCGCCTACGCTCGCGCCGATCGGCTCGCGCGCTCCGCTGCCGCCGGCTATCGGGCGGCCGATCGGTGCGCCGCTCGGGGGTCGCACGCGCTCGCCGCGCAGTATTGCGCCGACGCGGACGCGGACGCGCGGGAGTCGGCCGCGATCGCGTCGGGCGAGCCGCTGTGACGGCCGCCGCCCGCTTCGTTTGCGGCACCCGCGCCGTAGTGCCCGTGCCGGGTGGGTTCCGCGTCGCGTGCGCGACGTGCGGCAGCGCGTCGGGGCACACATACCCGCGCCGCTCGGATGCGGCGCGCGTCGCGGTTGCACTCTCCGCGCGCCGCTGTACGGCTCGGGGGTGCGGCGCGAGCTAGCGCCCGATCGTCCGAAACGGGTTAGCGCCCGACGCGCCGAGTATGCGCGTCGGGCGCTTGCCGTTTTGCCCGATGGGCGGACGCGCGCACGCGCTCGGATCGGCTAACCGTCCGCCTCGGGTTTGCCAGAGGTGCCACTACTAGGCCACTAGCAGATAGCCACGTTAACCCCTTGATATAGCAGAGAATGACACTATAGCCACATATACCTATATAGAGAGGGCTGGAAACGTAGAGCTAGCGGGTATGTAGTACCCCTATCCCCACACCTACTATAGGAGTATGTGGCTACTAGTGGTCTAGTGGATAGCGAAGGGGAAAAGCGCCGCTAGCGCGCACCCTTCGGGGTATATGTTGCCTCCCGCCTCGGGGTGGCAGCGTTAGCCACTATGTGGCTATGTAGGCGCGCAGCGCAGCGAGCGCTAGAAAACCCGCTAACGCTACCCCCCTATACAACCCCTAACCCTACGGAATCACTCACGAAACCCTCACTGACGCAATGTGCAACTAGGCGCATACCGCTGCGCGTAGCCTCCCGCTACTGTGTAGGGGTGAAGTGACGGAAAACGTCACTAGATACAGGGGGTTAGGTAGCTGTAGAGGGTGTTAGGCGTAGGCCAGTACCTAGCGAGTGTGTTAGTTAGTGTGTTAGGTGGGTAAGGCTAGCTAAGTGTGTGGTATTACTAGGGAAATCGTCTTGCCTGTTAGTTGCTGTTAGTGCGGCCTAACACCCGCCTAACACCGGGGGTAGGCAACTAAAACGCAACTCGGCGCGCTGCGCCCACGTAACGCCAAATTCGGCCTACGTTTTTGGGCACTTCCCGTTTTTCGGTAAGTGACAAATCTCGGCACCCGCTGCCTAACAGGCTGTCAGAAAAACGGGTGATTCTGGGAGACACTTCCCGAGGCGAACCGACTACTTAGCCGACTGTGGCATCCGACCCTGCCGAGCGCTAAAGTTCCGTTCGTGCCGGCCGATACGTCTCCCACACCCTCACAGGAGCCCTCATGCAAATCCTCACCGACCGGGCCGAACGGACGATCCGTCGCGCGCTCGAGTCCGCCCGCAGCGTGATCCAGCGCCCGCAGCGCGACGAGCACCGCGACGCCGCGCTGACCGACATCCACGACGCCTTCGCCGCCCTGAACGTGGGCGCCGAGCGGCTCGAGGTCGAGCTCAATGTCCGCGGCTAGCTCGACCTTCGGGCCGGCGTACGACGAGCAGATCGACGGCCGCCGAGTGCGCACCCAGATGAACCGCATCCGCGATTTCATGATCGGGCACCCCGGCTACCACAGCCTGCCCGAAATCTCCGCGGCGACCGGCGATCCGCCCGCGTCGGTGTCCGCGCAGCTTCGCCACTTGCGGAAGCCGCGCTTCGGGAGCTACACGGTGAACAAACGGCGCCGCTCCGCGGTGAGCGGCCTCTGGGAGTACGAGGTCACCCGATGAACGACGCAACCGACGCACCGATCACGTCGCCCTTCCTTCACCACACCCGCGAGGCGTGGCTGCGCGAGGCGGCGCTCTCTCTGAACGTGCTGCTCGAGCGCTACGTCCCCGACTTCCCGCTCGGGCTGACGGCGCTCGCGGTGAGCACCGGCTTTCCGAAGGGCGGCCGCAAGCGGATCGGCGAGTGCTGGTCGCGCGGCTGCGCGGCCGACGGGCAGACCCACCACGTGTTCATCTCGCCGGAGCTCGACGACGTAATCGCCGTGCTCGCGACGCTGCTGCACGAGATGGTCCACGCCGCGGTCGGCACCGATCAGAAGCACAAGGGCGAGTTCGTGAAGGCGGCCCGCGCGGTCGGGCTCGAGAAGCCGTGGACCGCGACGACGCCCGGCGCGCGCCTGCTCCACGAGCTCATGTCGATCGCGAGCGATCTCGGGCCCTACCCGCACGTGAAGCTCACGCGCCCGACGAAGACGACCGAGCGGATCAAGAGCACGGTCAAGCTGGTGAGCACGATGAACGACGAGTACATCATCTCGATGTCCCGCCGGCTGGTCGACGAGTTCGGTCTGCCGCGCGACCCGGACGGCGAAGAGATGATCGAGATGGACGCCTAACATGGCGTTCAAACCCATGCTGGCAGGCAAGGCAGACGACACGCTCACGTACCCGAAGCTCGCTTCGGTGAAGCTGGACGGGATCCGCTGCATCATCACGCCGGACGGCCCGGTCACGCGCAAGCTGCTCCCGATCCCGAATCGGGCGCTCGCCGCGGCGCTCTCGGACCCGCGGCTGCTCGGGCTCGATGGTGAGTTGATCGGCGGCGACCCGACGCACCCGAACGCGATGCAGCACAGCACGAGCGCGGTGATGCGTGAGAACGGCGCCGCGGACGCGGCCATGTTCTACGTGTTCGACCACGTGGACCACTGGATCACGCCGCTCGCGCCGTTCCGCGAGCGTCTCGAGACGGCGCGCGCGAAGGTCGCAAACGCGAACCTGCCCGGGATCAAGATGGTGTTCCACCAAGAGGTGCGCGACGCCGCGGGCGCGGACTACTTCGAGCACTGCGCAGTCGAAGCGGGCTATGAGGGCATGATGCTCCGCAACCCGGAGGGCCGGTACAAGTTCGGGCGCTCCACGACGCGCGAGGGCGGGCTGCTCAAGGTGAAGCGCTGGCAGGACGCCGAGGGCACCATCGTCTCGGTGTACGAGGGCCAGCACAACGGCAACGTCGCGGAGCGTGACGCGCTCGGGCGCACGAAGCGCTCGAGCGCGAAGGCCGGCAAGAGCGGCAAGAACACGCTAGGCGGCTTCGTGCTCGAGTGCCCGGCGTTCCCTGGCGTCGAGGTGCGTTGCGCGCCCGGCGTGCTGACCGCGGCCGAGCGCGAGACGTTGTGGATCGGGCGCGAAGCGCTTGTCGGGCGCACGGTGACGTTCAAGTACCAGCCCCACGGCGTGCTCAACGCGCCGCGGTTCCCCGGCTTCAAGGCGTTTCGGGAGGACTGACATGCCCCACGTCGAACACGCGATCGGGAAGAACGACGAGAGCGCGCTGCGCTGGGCGGTCGGCGGGCACCTGTACGCCGTGACCGTGAAGAGCGCCAACATCTACGGCCGCGCGCTCGTATTCCAGACCAACGACCGCGCCCGCGCGCTCGCGGAGTACGAGTCGCTGCGCGGGCGGCAGAACCGGGCGCGCGTCTTCGAGCGCACGGACACCGACCAATGGAAGGCGATCAAATGAGCGCGCCGAAGCGCCCGTGGTGGGACGTGCTCGACGGAACGGACGGCGAGCTCGCGGCGTTCCTGATCGGGATCGCGATCGGCGCGTGGTTCGGGGGTTGCCCGTGAACCCGCCGAGCAACGACCTTCGCGAGATCGTGAAGCGCGCGTACGACGAGATGCGTGACGACCGGCAGGGTCGCGCGTTCCAATCCTGGGAGGACTGGGACACGCACGCGGTCGACGAACTAACGCGCGGCATCACTATCGCGCTCAACGGAGGGCCCAAGCGATGAAAGAGCCCATGTCGGGCGTCGAGATGTACGATCTGCTGCGCCGGATCCGCGCGGCGCGGCGCGCGCAGTCGTCGCGCACGCGGCGCATGTCGAAGGCCGGCCTCGCACGGCGCGCGGCGATCCGCGCGGTGCTGCGCTGGGCCGAGCACGAGATCGACGAAGCGATCGGGTACGTGGACGCGGACGAGCGCTGGCGGCTGAACGTGATCGGGCGCGGCGTGCGCGAAGCGGGCCACACGCTCGGGGCGATGAACGCGCCGTGCGCGAACGATCTGATCACCGCGGGGCAGCGGCTCTGGGACGAGCGCCCGCAGCGCGAGCTCGAGCGCCCGGACCCCGACGAGCGCCCGATCGGCCGCCGCACCGACGGCATCCCGAGCAACTGGTGAAGCCCCTCCCGCTCTCGCTGCTGTTCGCGCTCGCCCTCGTGCCCGGCGCCGCGCTCATGCTGCTCCCGGACGGCCCCGGCCGCACCGGGTTCATCTGCGGCCTCGCCGGCGCCGTGCTCGGGCTCCTCGGGCACTTCGCCGGCCGCTGGCTCGGGTCGAGGTAGCGCCGGGCCCCGCGGATCTGCTACACTCCGGCCGAACGTCCCAGGACCACCCGGAGCTCGTATGTGATGGCCGCCCGCGCTCGTGCCCCGATCGTCGCGCTCGCGCTCGCCGTCGCGCTGCTCGCCGCGCCGCTGCTGACCGGCGGCGAGTACGACCCGCGCGTCGGGTGCTATCTGCCCCAGGACGTGATCGACTACGCCGACCGCGAGGTGTTCCTCGTCTCGTGCTGCCCGTGGTCCGAGCGTGCGCCCGACCGCGACGAGCCCGTGCCGGTCGAGGAGTGGCCGACCGGCTTGATGGCGGTGTTCGACCACTCAACTACGTGGTTTAACTGGGGAATTTGCCAGAATTGCCTGCTCGAGCTCCAAGAGGTGTGCGACGAGAACGGCTGCCAGATGCAGCGAATCTGTAGCAGATCCGAGCCCTTAGAGATCGGATTCGTCGAGTACGAGGACGGCACCGCCGAGCCTCTGCCCGAGCCCGGCCTCCCGGCGCTCGCCGCCGCACTGCTCCTGCTCGCCGCCCTAAGCCGCCGCCGGCGTTGACGAATTTCGTCACCCGGCCCTCGGCTGCGGTGACGGGATTTGACACCGGCCTGAACGACGTGCTATCTTCTGCGGAACCCTGGCAGTGGTGTCGGCGGCCGGCTTCTCTCGTGTGAGGCCGCGCACCGCCGCGCACGACCGCCGCCCGGGGAGGTGGCGGCTCGCCGGCAGGGCTCTCGCGAGAGCCGGCTGTCGGAGACATCCCCACTGACCCGCGCCCCCGCGTGCGCTCCGCTTCGGCGAGGCTCGACGCGCGGGGGCGCGGTGCTCCAGCCCCGGCCCGTCGCCCGTGAGCGACACCGGCCTCGGCCCACTCAGCGGCCCCCACGGGGGCATAGTCCTCAAGAGCACTAGGCGTCCTGGCGGCGCCTAACACGATCCGGGCTGGTACCGGATCGGCACGACAGGAACTCCCCCATGCAGGTGATCCGCACGGTTCGGCTCCACACCTCGAGTGATCGCGTCGTCCGCTTGGTCGGCGACGGCACACCCGAGAACACCCGGCTGCTCGACTACCAGGGCAACCCGATCCCCGAAGTCGTTCTCAGTTTCACGCTCGTGATGGGCGCGAACGGCTGCGCGCGCGGCACGTTCAAGCACCTCCCCGTCGTGGACGGCATCGTCCGCAGTGACATGCCGCAGCAGTCGTTCGAGGCCCTGGTGCTATTCGAGCGGCTGCACGAGAAGGACGAGCTCAAGTACCTGCGCGACAAGGTCCGAGCGTTGGAAGCGCTCCCCGCTCAACTGGTCGCCCGGTTCGTCGCAGAGCTCGAAGACTTCGAGGATGCCGTCGCGGTGATCGGGCACGAGCTCGAGCGCGCCGGCGCGCCCGTGGAGTACGACCCCTTCGCAGACGAAGTGGTCGACGCGGAGTACACGCCGCCGCTCGCGGCGGTTCCCGGTCCCGGCGTGCGCGAGCTCGCCGCAGTGCGCGAGGGGGACGCCCCGTGTGGCGCGAACGATTCTTCCGCGGCTGCGCGACCGTAGCGCTCGCCGTCCTCACACTCGGAGTCTACGTGGTACTCCCCGTTCCGCCTAGCAAGGCGCGCCGGCTGCTCGCCCGTCTCACTGGCGGGCGCCCGATGCAGCGATACGAGCGCACCGGCATGACCACCACGCTGCCCATGTGGCGCGACGGCTACGGCCGCGCGTGGCTGGCAGAAGGCGCGTGGTCGAGCTTCCGCGTGCGCGTCCCCGAGTACGATGCTCGATAGCATCCGCAAGCTCTTCTCGCGGCCCGCCTCGAACGCGCGTCTCACCGCGCTGGAGCGGCACCGCGCCGCACACCAGCGCGACTTCGAGCGCGGCCACGTGCGCCCGGGCAACCCGGAGTTCGACGCGCTCGGCGGCGGCCTCCTCGAGCTCGAGCGAGAGATCGCGTTCGAGCGCGACAGACTGTGACCCTCGCGGCATTCGCGATTCGCGAATAGCGAATGCCGCGTGGGCCACCACGACGCCCTATGCAGGTGGCATCTGGCCCGGCACGCGCGGAGATCCCTCCAGCCGGGGAATAACCAGGGATCCAGGGGCGTCACCCTCTACTGCGGGATAGCTCAGTTGGTAGAGCAGCGGCCCCATAAGCCGCGTGTCGCGGGTTCGAGCCCCGCTCCCGCTCCCACTTCTGCCAGAAGCCGCAAAGGCATGTCGTGACGACCCGGCGCCGGGGAGGCGCGGTTCCGAGTGCGACGCTCGTGGTCTGGCTCCATGTTAGGCCGCCATGATCCAGAGCGTCCGCTTCTCGATGCACGAGTCGCCGCCCAGCGTGAACCGCGGCCGCGGCTGGCGCGAGGTAGACGCGCGGCGGTGGCTTCAGGCGCACGGCTTGCACGCGCCGCGCGCGTTGCCGACACGCAACCAGCTTCGGTTCCGGCAGGCGGATCCGGGCGACTTCGACACCTTCAAGACGCGCACCGCGGCACTCCCGGTCGGCGTCCAACTGCTCGACGCGGAGTAGCCGTGGCACTCGATCTCTCGCCGGTCGTCGAAGACATCATCGTTTGGCGGGGCGACAACCCCGTTCTCACCGTCACGGTCACCGATCCGCTGACCGGCCTGCCCATCGACCTAACGGGCGGCACTTTCGCCTTCACCGTCAACCGTTCGTCGGACGGTTCCGCAGCGAATGAGTGGCAGCTCTCTCCCACCAACACTCCGGGCGCCAGCGGCGTCGTCACGTTTCAACCTACCACGACGCAGATGAACATCGAGCGTCGATCGTACTACTACGACGTGCAGTGGACGAACGGCAGCACCGTTCGGACACTCGCCACGGGTCGCTTCATCGTCGAAGACGACATCAACAACTAGGGGGATTCAGAACCATGAAGATTCAGGATTTCATCGCAGCGGTCGCGAAGCACAAGGGCAAGGTCGTGGCGGCAGTGGCCGCGAACGGCGCGCTCTTCGGGCTCGACCTCGGCGACAGCGCCGGGGCCGTAGTCGAGCAGGTGATCAACGCGGCGACCGTCGCGGTGGACGCCTACGTGGCTCTCGCCGTCGCGGTGAGCTCGTTCGTCGAGGCGCTGAAGAGCGATCCCGACGTGGATACCGGCCCGACCACGCCCGGCCCGGTCAGCGAAGTTTCGGCCGAGTAGCGTCGGCCATCCCCGGCCGCGCACAGAGCGCGGTCGCACCCAACCAACAGGAGGAGCCCTTCCATGGCTCGAGCATTCGATACGTCCCGCCCCGGCAAGGGCTTCGTCAAAGCACTCGCGCTGCTGCGCACCGCAATTCGCGGTGGGCTGGTGGCCGACGACGTGAACGTCCAGTCGGGCGCTTCGACCGTCGTGCTGGACCCGACCCCGTACGAGAGCCGCGTGCGCTCGAGCGGCGCGGCGACCCAGCAGGTGCTCCAGATCCCGGCCGGCACGAAGGTCGGTCAGCGCCATCTCGTGACGTTCGTGACCGAGGTGGCCGGCGGCGACTCGCTCCGCATCAACGCGGGCGCGGGTGTCTCGCTGCAACAGGCCGGCATCCAGGGCGACGCGGCGGCTGCGGCCGTCACCAACGTCGACCTCGCCGCGGTGAACGACCGCTGTCTCTTCGAGTACAGCGCGCCGAACACGTGGAACATCATCTACACAAACGGCACCCTCTCCTAAGGGACAATCTCGGCCGCACTTCTGGCCGAGCGAGCGGATCCACCGGAATCGAGTGCTCGTAAAAGTTGGAGCCGGTGGGAAGGCATGGGTGATGGTCGCCCAGCCGAACCTTTCCCGACGCGCTGAAGAAACGCCGTACACACCACACGCACTAGATGCAGGGCGGGTCCGTGATCGGCGCGTCGGATTCTTTTTCTCGGTAGCTCAGTTGGCAGAGCAGCGGCCTGTTAAGCCGCGGGTCGGAGGTTCGAGCCCTCCCCGAGGAGCCATATGTCGAACCCCCTCGATCCTGACTACGACCCGAAAGGGTTCCGTCGCGGCAGCAAGAAAGGCGGGCGCGGTGCGCGCCCCAACCTCGAAGCCGCGATCGGACTAGCGTACGAGCAGGAACCGATCGAGTCTCACTACGAGATGGCGGCGAAGGGATTGGGCAAGCAGCCCGACGAGATCCCGCGCTTCGAGACGGTTCTCGACCTCCAAGTCTGGGTCTTCCAGATGCACGGCCTCCGCGGTAGCAAAGAGCACTTCCAAGAGCTCGGCGACCGCGCGGCGCCGAAGCCGTCGCGCACACAGGGTGCGGACGGCGCGCGCTCGACGCGCAAGAGCAACGTCCGCGGTTCGCAGAGCGAAGCGGACAAGTGGTTCGCGGGGTTGGACGGCGATGCAGGAGACGACGAAGACGACTCAGACCTGTTGTGAGATCGGCGCCGTCGAGAACACGCTCAACCAGCGCGTCCTGCCCCTGCTCGAGCGATTGGACGAGCGCTCGGTCCACCAGAAAGAGCGGCTCGATCGCATCGACCGACGCACCGCGGGCATCAGCACGCTCGTAGCCGCGGTCGTCGCCGCGCTGGGCGCGTACTTCCGACCGGCCACCTAACCGTGTCGACGGCGTTCCTGCTCAGCGAGTTCGACTCGCGAATCCTGGGCGACGGCACGATCAATCGGCGGATGGCGGCCGAGCTCACGATCAACGTGGGCGTGGCGATCCCGGAGCTCCGCGAGTGGGAAGCGGAGACGCGCCCCGGCTGGCGGATCGACTGGCGCATCTCCGAGGCGCACGACGGCACGACGGTGATCCGCGTGCCAGCGGGCTTCGTCTACGATGGCGCCTCGATCTCGCCGATCCTTCAGACCTTCATGGGCCCGCGCGAGCTCTACGAGATCGCCGCCGCGGTCCACGACTACCTCTACCGCATGGGCGCGCCGCGCGCCGCCGCGGATCGCGTCTTCCGAATCATCGCCAGCAGCGGCGAGAAACACGTGAACCCCGCGCGGGCATGGCTCGGCTGGGCCGGTGTCCGCGTCGGGGGCTGGGTGCCGTATGGCAAGCACGCCCGTCGCCGAGCGAGATGACTACTGGGACTCGCCGATGTCGCCGGCCTCGCGCCGGCACCTTCGCGCGATCTTCCGGTACATGCAGGCGCACTGGCCGACGAAGCGCAGCGTCTCGTTCAGCATCCAGAAGCTCAAGGGCGCGGACGCCGAGTGCTGGCGCGTAGCGGGTACGCGCGATCTCGTGATCGCCGTGGACCCGCGGTGCCAGCTTCCGCTCGCAGTCAACCTGCTCCAGCACGAATACGCGCACGCGCTCGTGTGGGACGTGAAGGAAGAGGACCACGGCCCCGCGTTCAGCGGCACGTGGAGCTCGATCATCACCGCGTTCGAGGACGGCAGCGTCATCGACGACGTGGAGGACTGGTAGTGACCGAGGTCGAAGTCGCCGTGCAGGGCCCGGGCAACGTGGTGACCCCGTTTCAGATGGAGCACCCGAATCAGCTTCTCCTCGAGCTCCTCAAGCAAGTCGCGGAAGTCGACGCCCTCGTCGTGATCGCGCGCGATCGCAACGGCCGCCTCTACGTGTCGTGGACTGAGCAAGACGACTCGTGCATCGCGGAAGCGTCGCAACTGCTGAGTTCCTGCGTCAGCATGCACCTGTACTCGGCGCATGCCGCTCCCGTCGAAGAGGACGAGAAGCCGGCGCTGCGCCTGTCGTTCCTCGCGAACGGGGAATTGGAGCCCCTGAAGAAATGAAGCGCTTCCTACTCGCAGTGATCGTCGCCCTCGTGCTCGTCGTCGGAAGCGCGGCTGCGCTCGTCGCGCGCGTGCAGCCTACGCAGGTGCCTCTGGCCGGCGGACAGGTGCCCGCGCAGCTTCTCCGCTGCTACCCGATCATCGAAGACCTCGAACTCCACATCGGTGTGACGCTCTGCCTCTGGATCCTCCCGCCTCCGTCCGCGCCGAAGGTGCCGGAGAAGGAAGCGGGAATCCCGGAGCTCACGTTCTAGTGGCGACCCAGGCCCGGCCGCCGCGCGCGACCGCGCGTCGCAACCGGCCGCCGAGCACGGTGGTCAAGCCGCTCACCGGCGATCCCGCCGCGCACCCGCGGCCGCTTCCGAGCCTCGCGGCGCGGGGCACGCGTCGGCCGCACCAGACGATCCGCATCGACTACTGAGGGCCGCATGGCGGATCTAGAACCCCTTCCGTTCCGCATCCCGACGGTGACGATTGGCGCGCTGCGCTACATCGACGCGCGGGACTGTCCTGCGGCTGACCGCCGCGCGGCACGCAACCTCGTCCTCGGGAAGATGCGCGATGTAGCGCCCCTCGAGATTTACTGCGACACGGCGGGCATCGAGAACGTGCTGCGCGCGGCGCGGCCCGACTACGACGCGACCGCGGCCCGCGTGGCTGGCAAGCAATTCCCTCTCGAGCTCGGCGATTACCTGCCGGGCGATCTCGTCTGCTACAACACGACCAACGGCGAGGCCGTTGGCGGCTTCATGTTCTTCGCACCGAAGGACCACGTGGTCGACACCGTGCATCGCGTCTCGTACTTCCCGATCGCGGCGTACCCGCGCGTGACGGACCCGCGCGTGCGCGTGCGGCGCATGTTCGATGTGATCGAAACCTACGCCCAGACCGTGATCGACGGTCCCGGGCAGCACACCATCATCTTCCGCACGGCGCGTACGCGCTACTTCGTCGATGCCCTGCGCAATGACGCGGGCGATCAGGCGATGGCCGCGTGGCGCGCCGAGGCGCTGGCCCGTGCGGCGCGGTCGACGAACCCGGTCGTTCTCGAGGAGGTCGCGGACCCCGCGCTCGCGGGCCGCACGATCTTGACCGTAAAACCGACGCCCGCGATCGCTGACGCATCCGCGAGCGTGGAGCTCCAGAGGGCGAAATGAACGTCAACGCCACACTGTCAGCACAGCAGGTGGCGACTACGATCAGCGTGCAGCGAGTCGGCGCGGCTCTCAGCGGCTCGCCCGTAGACGTGGCCTTCTCGTCCCAGTCGACGCAGTCGTTCTCGGGGCCTAACGCGCTCTCGCCGACCACGGTCGCCGGGCACAAGAGCATCGCGTTCGACACCGTCACGGTGTTCACGGACGTCAGCTACGATTCAATCGAGTACAGCAACTTCAAGGTCGTTTCGCGGCACTCGTGGTTCGGGCGGTTCGACTTCCCGATCGCGGCCGGCTCGACAATCACCAGCGCAACGCTCCGTCTCGTCACCACGACGGGCGGCGACGCGAATGCGCTCACCGCGCGCTTCTGGCTCGTTCCGAAAGACGGGATCTGGGATAACGCCGGGCCTAACCTATCGTGGGTCGTGCTGAACGACACGACGGGCGCGACGACGGAAGCGTGGGGCATCCAAGCCCTCATGCAGACGGCCGGCGGCGGCGCGAACCTCTCTAGCGGCCCGGGCCTCGGCAGCAACGACCTCAACGTCAAGTACGACTGGGGCGCCGTCATCACGGATCAGTCGGGGATTGACAGCGTCGCGCAGACGTTGGTCTGCACCACGTCGGGCAACTTCCGTCGCTATCAGATGCGGCTTCTGAAGATCGGCACGCCCGCGGGCAACTGCCGAATCAAGATGTACCGCGCGATGGCCGACGACGGAACGGACGATCGACCCAACCTGGGCGCGCTGCTCGCCACCTCGCCGGATATCGCCGCGTCGTCGGTGGTCAACGGGCTCTTCAGCTTCGACTTCTCGTCCGATGTCGCGGTCACCGCGGGCCTGCGGTACGCGTTTGCGCTCGAGGTCGATCACGTCTACACCAACACGGATTATCTACGCACGCAGGCCTTGCTAGTCGACAGCTACGCGGGATCGGCGTGCATCTTCGGAAAACGCTACGGCGTCGCGACCTGTGCCTACGGTGTCGGCCCCATGTGGCCGCATCTCTATCGCGAGGACGGGACGACCCCACACAAGCCCGCGTTCGGTAGCGTGCTCGAGTACGCGCTGAACACGACGTGGACGGGCAATCAAGACTTCGACGTGACCACGCTGGTGCAGCAGTGGGTCGCGGGCGCGGGCAACGCACCCGGCACGATCCTGTTCGGGATTCAGCCGAAAGACAACTCGTTCCTCGGCGTCCGGCGTTTCACGAGCGCACAGCTTCTCGTCTCCGGCTTCAAGAACGTGTCGAACGCCAGCGGCGCCGTGACGGCGCAGCGATTCAACGTCGTCCTCACAGTCGGGTGATCCGTGTGAAACGGCCGAACATCACCGACTGGAAGAACCCCGACTACGAGGCGATCTATCGGTTCCGCAACTGGAACCTAACGCGCCTCCGCGACGGCGGCGAAGACGCATGGGAAGCCGCGTGGACGTATTACGCCGCGCACCCGTGCGAAGCGATCAACGACTGGGTCACCACGTACGATCCGCGTCTCGTGAATCGTGGGATCAACCCGTACGTGCCCTTCCAGCTTTTCCCGCGCCAGCGCGAATGCGTTGACTGGTTGTGGGACCTGTACCTCACTCAGAAGGAAGGCGTTCTCGAGAAGTCCCGCGACTGCGGCGCGACGTGGGTGGCCGCGTCGTTCTCGTGGTGGCTCTGGACCTTCCACGAAGGTGTGCAGATCGGCTTCGGCTCCCGCAAGGAAGGGTTGGTCGATCGCATCGGCGACCCCGACTCGATCTTCGAGAAGATCCGCATCCTGATCGCGCGCCTCCCCGTCGAGCTCCGGCCGGCGGACTGGAAGAGCAGCGAAGATCAGCCGTACATGCGGATCAAGAACCGCGAAACCTCGTCCGTCATGATCGGACAGGGTGGTCGCAACATCGGCCGCGGCGGTCGATCGTCTCTCTACTTCGTCGACGAGGCCGCCTTCCTCGAGTATCCCGAGGAGGCGCAGGCCGCGCTCTCCGCGAACGCCGACGCGAAAATCTGGTTGTCCACGCCTAACGGCACTGGCAACCCGTTCTTCCGCATGCGCTTCAGCGGGAACTTCCCCGTCTTCACGTTCCACTGGCGAGACGATCCGCGCAAGGATCAGGCGTGGTATGACGAGAAAAAGCGCACCCTCGAACCCGAGGTGCTCGCGCAGGAAGTGGACCTCGACTACGAGGCCAGCGACACCCAAGTCTGTATCCCGTCGATCCACGTGCGCGCCTCGCGGACTCTACGCAAGGCGCTCGAAAAGGACGGCCTGCTCCCCGCTCTCGTGAAGGGCAGCGGCGTGGCGGGCCTCGACGTGGGCGCCGGCGGGCCCGGCAAGTCCGTGCTCGTCCCCCGCTTCGGGCCGATCGTGAAGTCCTCCACGAAGTGGGGGGACGACGATACGATCGACATCGCCGCGAAGGCCCGCGCGTGCGCGATCGAACAGGACTGCAACATCGTCAAGTTCGACTCCATCGGCGTTGGCCGCGGAGTGGCCGCCGCGCTGCGCCGGATGTCCGGCGTGATCTCACAGGGCGTGAACGTCGGCGACCGCCCCACTCGGACGCGGTGGCCTGACGGCAAACGTGCGAAGGACAAGTTCGTCAACCTGAAGGCTGAGCTCTGGTGGAACGTGCGTGACGCACTTCGCCGGACATACGAACACTGGCTCCACTACGCCGGGGAGGGCGGCGTGGCGCACGATGTTCAAGACCTTCTGTTCTTGCCCGACGACGACGCGCTGTGCGCGGAGCTCTCGCTGCCCCGGTACCACCACACCGAGGCCGGCAAGATTCAGATCGAATCCAAGCGACAACTCGCCGCTCGTGGAGTGGCATCACCCGACCACGCGGAAGCGTTGGTCCTGACCTACGCGCCGCGTGTCACCGTGAAGGGCGCCGCACGCGCGAAGGCCCGCTGGTAAGGTATGTCGATCGACAACAAGCATCCCGACTACCTCGAAGTCGTCGAAGACTACATGGTCATGCGCGACACCTTCGCGGGTCAGCGCCGGATCAAGTCGGCCGAGTTCACGTATCTCCCCGCGACCGCCGGCCAGATCGCCGACGGCGCGGCGAAGAGCACGGCCTCGCTCGGCCGCAAGTCGTACGACTCCTACCTCGAGCGCGCAGTGTTCCCGGAGTACGTCCGAGACGCGGTGAACACGCTCGTCGGCGTGATGCACTCCGAACCGCCGATCATCGAGCTTCCGCCGGAGATGGAGCCGATGCGCGCGAAGGCGACGCGCAAGGGCGAGTCGATCGAGGGCCTGCTCCGAAAAATCAACGAGCAGCAGCTTCTCTTCGGACGGTTCGGCCTGCTGGCCGACTTCCCGCAAGCGCCGGCGCAGGCCGAGCGCGCGGCGCTGCCGCACTTCGTCACGTATCAAGCCGACACGATCATCAACTGGGACGACGAGCGGTTCACCGAGTTCGCGCCCAACAAGCTGCACTTCGCGGTGATGAACGAAACGGTGTTCATCCGCGGGCCCGAGGGCGGCAACGTCTTCGACTTCGAGGAGCAGCGCCGCTATCGCGTGGTGTTCCTCGAGCCGGTGAATCCCGAGGAGCCGGAGAGCACGACGAATCCTCTGGTGTACAAGACGTACACCGAGAGCGACAACATGCGGAGCCCGGTGATCATCCCGGCGTTCCGGGGCACGTCGCTCGACGAGATCCCGTTCACCATCATCGGCGCGAACGACCTCAACGTGTCGCCCGACGAGATCCCGCTGCTCGGGCTCGCGAACCTGTGCCTTGCGATCTATCGCAGCGAGGCGGACTACCGCCAGTCGCTCCACATGCAGGGTCAGGACACCCTCGTGATCGTCGGCGACGAGATCACGAAGGACGGCGAGTCCAAGGAAGAGTCCGACACGACCGAGGTCGGCGCGGGCGCGATCATCCGCATTCAGGCGGGCGAGGGCGCGGGCGCGCGGTTCATCGGCGTCGACTCGAAGGGCATCCCCGAGCAGCGCGCCGCGATCGAGGCCGACAAGCAGCGCGCGCAAAGCATGGGCGCTCGCCTGCTCGAGCCCCGCGGCTCGCAGGCCGAGTCGGGTGACGCGCTGCGCATCCGCGTTGCCGCGTCCACCGCGACGCTGTCCACGATCGCCATCACCGGCGCCGCCGGACTCGAGGAAGCGCTCAAGCGGTGTGCGCGCTGGATCGGCGCGGACCCGGACGCCGTGAAGGTGCGTCCGAACATGGACTTCACGCAGGAGAGCCCGAGCCCGGAGCTCATGCGGGCGCTCGGCGAAGCGATGAAGACGGGTCAGATCCCGCTCTCGCTCGAGTCGGCGCACAAATGGTTGCAGGATCGCGGCTTCACGAAGTTCACCTTCGAGGAGGAGCTCGCGAAGATCGTGGCCGAGGCGACGGCGCGCGCAGCGCTGCCGAAGCCCGAGGTCGAAGCGGCCACCGCGATCGCGGAGGCAACGGGGGCGCCGGCCGACGAAACGTCCGCCGACAGCGAAGACGAAGACGACAATTCCAACGGCTAGGAATGAGCCTAGCCCTCATGTGAGGTAGAGGAATCATGGCCCTCAAGTTCGAGCTCGATTCGATCGACGATCTGCCGGAGGCGGTCCAGGCAGAGTACACGGAGAAGGACGGAAAGTACGTCCTCAACGTCGAAGGCGCATTCACCGCCGAGGATCGCAACAAGCTCCAGAAGGCGCTCGGCAAAGAGCGCGACGAGCACAAGGCAACCAAGGCGTCGCTGAAGAAATACGGCGATCTGAAGCCCGAGACGATCGAGGAGCTCCGCTCGAAGAACGAAGAGCTCACGCTTCAGATCGAGACGCTGGGCGCAGGCGACGAGGCCGAGCGCAACAAGAAAATCGACGAGCTCGCCGAGCGCCGCGCACTCGCGCGCGTCAAGCCGCTCGAGCGACAGATCACGGAGCTCCGTACGGCCAACGAGGCGCTCACCGGGCAGGTGAACACGTTCGTCGGTCGGGAGCGCACCTCGAAGATCGTCGATGCGGTCGCCAACCCGGCGCTGCTGAAGGATCTCGGCATCGTGCCCGACGCGATCGACGACATCAAGCTGTGGGGTCAGGCCCACTTCGATGTCGACGAGGCGGGCAACGTGGTGTCCAAGGAATCGCTCGGCACTCCCGGCCTCGCGCCGAAGGACGTGTTCGGCGACATGAAGACGAACGGTCAGCGACGGCACTGGTTCGGGACCACGAGCGGTGCAGGCGCCGGCGGCGGAAAGGGCGGTGAATCGTTCACCGAGAACCCCTTCGCGCAGAAGTCGTTCAACCTCACGAAGATTGGCCTGCTGGTGAAGCAGGATCCGCAGAAGGCCGCTCGCATGGCGAAGGCCGCGACCACCGCAAGCTGGGACGGAATGAAGTACCTGCCGCAGGCGCTTCGTCCGACTTCCTAGCCCGGGTACTCGCAACCCAGGCCCGCTAAAAGCTCCGTGACGGAGCCCGGCGGAGAAAAACCCGAACGGAGCATGAGCGCCGGCGGGGAAGCAACCAACCACCAACCAGAAAGGAATCCGTCATGGCTGCGACCCAGCTCACGGACCTCATCATCCCGAGCGTATTCGCAGAGTACGTTCAGGTGCTCAGCGCGGAACGATCGGCGTTCCGCAACTCCGGTGTCCTCGTGGACTCGGCGTTCATCAGCGGCCTCATGGACGGCGGCGCGCGTCTCTTCAACGTGCCCCACTTCCGTGACCTCGCGCAGACGGAGTCGAACGTGTCGTCGGACAATCCGGCCGCGTCGGCGACTCCGCTGAACATCACCACGGGCCAGGAGATCGCCCAGCGGCACAACCGCAATCAGGTGTGGTCCAGCATGGACCTCAACGAGGCCCTCGCGGGCGCCGACCCGATGCAGGCGATCGCGAACCTCGTGGCGACGTACTGGATCCGCCAGGAACAGCGCATGCTGATCTCGGGAGTGCGCGGCGTCATCGCGGACAACGTCGCGAACGACGCGGGCGACATGGTGCGCAACGTGGCGCTCGGCATCGCCGGCACGCCCACCGCGGCGAACCTCTTCTCGGCCGAGGCGTTCATCGACGCCCAGCAGACGATGGGCGACGCGCAGGGCGATCTCGGTGTCGTGGCGATGCACTCCGTCGTGTTCACGCGCGCCAAGAAGAACAACCTGATCGACTTCATCCCGGACAGCACGGGTGTGGTCGACATCCCGTTCTTCCTCGGCCTCCGCGTCGTGGTCGACGACGGTCTGCCCGTCGTGACCGTGAACGGCAACCCGGAGTACAGCACCTACCTGTTCGGGCAGGGTGCGATCCTCAAGGGTTCGCGGCTCCCGCTCAACCCGGTGGCCGTGCAGCGCGAGGAGCTCACGGGCAATGGCGGCGGTCAGGAGATCCTCGTGTCGCGCGTCGAGTGGGTGCATCACCCGCGCGGCTTCGCGTGGCTCGCGGCCTCGCAGGCCGGGCGTTCGCCGACGAACGCCGAGCTGATCCTCGCGGCGAACTGGGACCGACGGTACCCGGAGCGCAAGCAGATCAAGTTCGCGGAGCTCCGCACGAACGGCTAGACCGTTCTCCCCTCCCACGTTGAGTGGGATTCGGGCGCCCCGCCGTCTCAGTGGCGGCGGGGCGCTTTCCTCACCCCCTACACACTGAGGTGTTCATGTCTTCCAACCAGATCACGGCCGACGATCTCGACGAGCTCGAGGACGCGCCGGCTGCAGTTGCGGCTCCGATCGATCCGGCCACGTCCGAGGATGTTCCCTCGAGCGCACCGGCCGTCGACGCCGACGAAGCGGACGTCGAGCCCGCGCTCGACACCGAGGGCGTGTCCGACAGCGACGAGCCCGTCGACGACGAGATCGTGCTGATCAACGCCGAGCTCGAGGTGTCGAACAAGCGCGTGTCCCGCACGCGTACGGCATACGAGAACGCGCTCGCGGAGAACAGCGAGATCAACCAGCGGCTCGGCATCGCGCTGATGGCCGCAGGCGACGTGCCGCTGCACGTCCTCAACCGGATGCAGGACAAGATCACCCGGCCCGAGGATCACAAGCGGCTGACCGCCAAGCAGGCGATCTCCGATCTGCAGGGCCACTTCCGGCCCGGCAAGCGAGACTACCCCGTCCACCCGAGCGCTCGTCCGCTCGTCGACAAGTCGGAGTAGTCCCATGTCCGAGCGCTTCCCGCTCCCGCCCGACGAGTTCCTGCAGGAGCTCGAGATCGACGAGATCGACCCGTCGTTCGGGCGCGAGCGGGGGCGCACTCGGCGAAACGTCCAGCTTTTCAACGCGCGCAAAGCGCGCCGCGAGCGTCAGGCGAAGAACAGCGCCGGCTTCGCGCATCCTGCGAACACCGTCGCCCTGGCGGCCACTGGGATT